AATTCGCCAAATGATTTTATGGTGGTATTGAAATCACAAGATATTGGTCAAATGCTTGTTACCCTTGCGCATGAAATGACACATGTTAAGCAATTTATGAAAAATAATTTGTCGGCTCATTTTGACGACAAAATTCCATACATGGAACGCTGGTGGGAAAAAGAAGCATACGAGATGGAAGTTGTTATTACTAAATCGCTTATAGAATATGTAAAAAATAAAACTTGACAAGTTAGAATAAATACCCTACATTAGAAAAGTAATGAAAGAGGAGATTTTAAATGTTTGGTGCAAAAATTGGTCTTCATGTGATTAAATTCCCTTCGGGTCGTTTCGGTTATGTAGGTAGTCTTCCTACCTCTTGCTGCCGCCGCGTAAAAGCAACCATGTCGGGTATAATGGGTGGGCGAGCCATCCGCGAAGGTAAAGGACTATTTGAATACTCTTCGATGGTTTTTGGGACACAAAAAGAAGCCGTTGAACATGCAACATCGCTTGGACTTGATCCAAAACTACCAATGAAAGTTTGAACATGATTCGTAAAAAAAGTGAAAATCGTGAAATTGTTTTGGACCTTACAGGGCCTGATGGTAATGCATATGCTCTAATGGGATATGCGAAAAACTTTGCAAAGCAAATCGGTATAGATCACGAGCCAATCATAAACGAAATGAAAAGTGGTGATTACGAAAATCTTGTATTGACATTTGATAGGTACTTTGGCAGTATCGTAATTTTGGAGCGCTAATATGAATGCATACGAAAATAATGGTTTTGTGAATCGTGAAGAATATCTTGATTCGCTGGCAGAAGAATATGGTGATATGGTTTATGGACTTGCAGATCTACTTGGCCCAAATGAAGATTTTGATGGCTTGGTAACTACACTTGAAGATTTTGCTGATATGGGGTAATCTACTTTATTGTCAGTAACGAAATAATCAAGAAAAAAAATATAGTTATTGACAACGCTGTATAAATAGACCACAATGAATACATAAGATAATAACACGCTCTTTAAAACTAACTATAAATGTTCTTAGGTTGAAAAGCCGATAATAGAAATGAAACATTGATCTTGTATGGTGATGAGCCAATAAATCAAGATTGTAAATTTTAGTTTCATATGTGAGTTTGTGAATTCATATATGAAACTAAACATGGTACTAAGGCAAACCATGCCCTTAGTTAAATCGTCCAGCAGTGGATAGAGCCTAACACATTACACAAGTAATATAAAGTAATCACGTGAACATTTTATATTACTATCGCTGCCCTCGGAAATGTTCAGGATAATGTGTATACAGTATATCCGAGGTACAATAATATATGAAAATAACTATATACGATATTAAAAGTCTGAAAAGGAGTAGATAGCAGTCAAGGTTGGCTGGTTTGTTTGCTAAACAAAACGTAGGCAAATGTCTATTCGATTCGAGCTCGAACTACTCCGCCAAAACAATTAGATACTAAAATAAATGTTGACATGTACAAAGTTATAAGTTGATATGTATAAAAAAATAGAATATTCCAATGTAGAAGAACTGGTAAACTCATCAGACTGTTAATCTGACGCGAAAGCACTGTAGGTTCGAGTCCTACCATTGGAGCCAAATATTACGTGCTATTGTATCGGTGCTTTAGCTCAGATGGTGAGAGCATACCACTCATAATGGTAAGGTCTTTGGTTCGAATCCAAAAAGCACCACCAAGTTTTTATAACCTAAGCAAAAAGCATATGCCACTTGCGGGATTGTATGCTTAGTAACTGCGGTATGTTCTAGCAGAGAATATCACATTCTCTGCTAGAACTTCAAAGTTTAATTATGGGGCTGTAGTTAAGTCTATAGAAATTATCTACAGGTCATAATTAAGGAGAGCTATGGTAATGCGGCTATGTAAAATAGTGTTACCTGCACAGACTTAGATTTGTGCCGTTGTCAACTACGATAGTGTTGAAGCTATAATCTAACTCTTAATAGCGCAGTTTGGTAGCGCGTCCGCTTTGGGAGCGGAAGGTCGTAGGTTCAAATCCTACTTGAGAGACACAGAGAACAAGATTATGAAACGTGTAGTAATGACAATAAAACTACGTTTATAATATTGTTCTTGACGAAATGGGTAGGTGGCCGAGTGGTCGATGGCGGGAGACTACATTTTAGTATCAACACCGTATTTATTATTCCATTCACTTATTCTTAATAGCAATTCATCAAGTGTTATTGATGAATTTCCTTTCTTGGAATTATTACCATCAACTCCGTTGTGTTTCATTATTCTGCAATTTGCTGGGTGTGAAATTAAATCTGGATCAACATTGGTTTTAAATGCAAATGACACAGAAATCATGTGATCTCTAGAAACTCCATTATGGTTTGGCGTTTTATTCCTTCTCTTATATCCATTAGGTGAATAAAATCCGTATAATTCTATCAGACCAAGATCAAATTCGCTAGGGTAATCAAAAACATTAAAAGTAAAAGATGCACGGTTCCTGTATTCTGATAGGGTTGATATACAATTGTTGCAGTGTCTACCACAATAATTTTTAGTATAATTTCCACATTTAAGACAAGGTTTTACCTTGGTATACTCGCCTAAATATAATATTTTTGGATTGTATTTTTTGAGTTTACTAATGCACACTTTACACAAACTTGTTTTGTTATTCTTCAAAGTTGTGGAACTGGTAAATAGTTTTTTGCACTTGTTGCATTCTCTGAAATTCACATCACATATAGTAGAAAAATGTAATCTTAAAGCATTAGATATAGACAATTTAGTAGAAGAGCGATGTTCTTGGCGATTGGCACACGATTTAGAACAGAACATATTATTTCTTCTTTTGTAATCTTTGATGTTACTACATCTGTCGCAAATGTTTGGATTTTCAAAATATTTTAGTTCTCTTGATTGTCTTGTTTTTTCAAATCTCTTTGATTTTTCAAGATTTGTATCTTTGATCCCTCTTTTAATTGCTTCTGAATTCTTAATATTAAAATCAGAACAAGATAGAGGAAAATCTGGATATTTTAATCTTAATTCATCTACAGAAGAAAAACCAAAATTTTTAATATTTTGCTTAGTTATTCTTCTACAAATGTAACCATTGTCAGGTGAAACTAACTTTTCTGGGTATACAAATTTGCTATAAATAGTCATATGCTGGAACTCCTCTATGTTTCTAGAGTAACTGGGTTTCGTGGATGTCACCGCGAGTTACAATACTATTTATAAGATTGTGAAAGCCCCTCGTTGGTTCAAATCCAACCCTACCCACCAATTTTATGTGGTGTATTTGTATCAGAGACACTTACTTTATGCCCAGAAAAGATGCTGGTAAAACCGTTAAATGCTTTCTCAGGCTTTGCATTAAGGGTAACACATAAAAAGTACCTAAAGAATATCCTATTAGTATAAGCTATGAAGCAGCAACAGGGAACGGGGTTTCAATGACTGCGGAATGATACATCGGGGATACCCAAAGGGCCGAAAGGTAAGCAGATTAGCGACCTGCATAGGATACTTATTCACTAAATAACCACAAAACATAGGTGAAATATGTCTAAACCCAAATTTATTACTTTTACTGGAATTGATGAACATACAAACTTGTACGAGGCTTATACATTACAAAAAGAGTATCCTATTGAATGGGGAATTTTATGTAGTGAAAATCCCAAGAATAATCCGAGGTATCCTTCATTTGACTTCATAAATTACGCGCGCAAAGCGTTAGGTTCGATGTCAATTCACCTTTGCGGATCTATATCAATATCTACTTTACTAACTTCGGAAATGCCTAGTATTTGTCATTTGTTTGATAGGGTACAGATAAATGCGATTGCTAAGAATTACAACAAAGATGCCTTGCGTAATCTTCATTATTATTATGACCTTGTAATTCAACATCGAGACCCCACAACTTTTGAGTCACCATATAGTGATTTTGGTGACTTGCTTTATGACCCATCAGGTGGTAGAGGAATTCATCCTAATGCATGGCCAACTTCTAATTCATCAGGTGACAAATTAGTTGGATATGCAGGTGGAATTTCTGAAAATAATGTCAAGGAATTAATTAGTAGTGATGCTATGAAAAATCAAAACTATTGGATTGATATGGAATCAAGTATTAGAACTAATAACTTGCTGGACATTGGTAAATGCAGAAGAATATGCGAAATTGTTTATGATTGTGATAAGGTATACGTATCATAAAGGAAATATGGTAGAGTCTGGCTTATTGCACTCGCCTTGAAAGCGAGAGGGGGTGAAAGCCCCCCGTGGGTTCGAATCCCACTATTTCCGCCAAAATACAATAAAATTCGGTAATACATGTTGACACGAAAAGTTTAACATGGTACATTGTATTAAGAAGTAATAATCGTGGGCCAGTAGCTCAATTGGTTTGAGCAATCCCCTCATAAGGGAGAGGTTGTAGGTTCAAGTCCTACCTGGCCTACCATTATTACTTATTAGTATTAAAATTTAGGAGTTTCTTATGAGTCAAGTTTGGGATGCACTTGTCGGTATTCAAGATAGGTTAGTTCAAAGATTTGAATCTGATGGACATGAAGTATTTGAAAAAGGCATGGCGCAGTTTAATAAACCAAACTGGGTCAATAGAGTATGGATCAGCGAAAACTATCGTCGCGCACACGTTGATGTAGTAGATGTTAGAGATACAAAAGGTCTTTGGATGATGCATTGTTGCATATTTCCACACCTACACAATAATGGCCCCATTTTCGGTCTTGATGTAATTGCAGGCAAAAATAAAATTACTGGATTTTTTCATGATTATTCTGCAAGCGTAGATACTGAACATGAAATGATTGTCAATTTTGGTGAAGAAGTTGATAGTTTAGAATGGCGAAAGAAACGCGATCTACCAGATTGGGCAAAAGCTATTTTTAGCCCCCATATGATTGCAGCAGGTAATGTAAATAATACAGAAGAGATTGATCAGATTGTAGAAGTCAGTTACAAAAGCATAGATAAATATCTTTTGGGTATAGGAAAAACTAACGATACATCTGATACAATTTCGGTGCAAGAAGCACAAAATCGCTACGCCTATTATCAGAAGCAAAACCCACATACACCTAAAACAATGGTTAGTTTGGGATTGTCCGAAGAAGATGTGAAAACATTTATACAAGAATGTCTTTTTCCAGAAATTAAATAAGATGTTGACAACACTAAGAACTTCGTTTAATGTAATTGTAAGTTGCATAAAACCTAAAGGAAATATGACATGAAACGCAAGACAATTGAAGTCGGTAAGTTATTGAATGCTGCTAATGCTGCACTGTCTGCAAAAGATAGCACTGCGGATGGGCGCGAAGCGGTATGTGCAATGATTGAGTATGTTTTGATGGATACTAATAACTATGCAGGATTTCGGTATCTGAATACAGATGAAATTCTTGGTAACGGTTCAAGGCGAAGTTATTTTACAAAATAACTTCAAAAAATTGTAGGAATTACCACTAATCATATGCGGAGAGCTTGACCCAACTCGTTGATGCGATTATGCAATTCCTACCTGCTAGAGACAATTGGTCCCTCTCTAGACAGTTTGCGGCATTGGTTTTTCAAACCAAAGAAACGGATTAGATTCCCATATGCCGCTCTAAACAATATCTGAGTTATTCGAGACATATTGGCCTTAAAATCAATGGAACGCATTGTGGATTAGCTACCATGTATTGCTTGTATACCTAGACGGTAACTTGGAGGCGCCATTTAAACTAACACGCTGATGTGGCCGAATGGTAAGGCAACTGATTTGTAATCAGTAGATTGGGAGTTCGATTCTCTCCATCAGCACCAAAAATTAAGATACGACATGAGCCCCTTACGCATATTCTACTAATGTCTTTGTGGTTTGACCGATTGATAATAAGAATATAAATACAGGGGTGTGGTACTAATTGGAAAAATGCGGGTCTCCAAAACCTTGCGACGCGGGTTCAATTCCCGCTGCTCCTGCCATAAATAGTAGATAATAATGGGGTATTAGCTCATCTGGGAGAGCGCTATGTTTGCAACGTAGATGTGATCGGTTCGAGTCCGATATACTCCACCAAAATTAATATGCCCCCTCACGCCTATCCTGCTAATGCCTTTGCAGTGAAGCGCATCACGAGGAGTAAACGCAGAAAATGGATCGTTCTGTTTATAGGATTTAAAATCGGTCTGGTGAAGAAAACACTTTAACATATCCAACACCTTCGACTGTAGGCAAGTCGAAGGTGTTGCTATCATAACTAGGAGAATCATACACCAACAATAACGGTGTATCGACTATGACGGTTAAGCCATACAGTTAGTTAATTTGTAGCGTCTAATCCCATAGACAGCAAACGGCGGTGCGGCTGATTTAAATCAGCGTTAAATCTCGAAGCGCACCTTAATGATAATGTGTGCAGCCTGCTACAAATTAACTATTGACAAACTATTATAATTAGTGTATAAATAACTATACAAACGCTATTTTATATGTATCATTGCGGGATAGTGCAGTCTGGTAGCTCGTCAGCCTCATAAGCTGAAGGTCGTAGGTTCAAATCCTACTCCCGCAACCATAATACGCTGATTAAGTCCGTTCAGTTTACGGTATGAATCAATAAGAAATATGTTTGTGTGTACAGATATATTCCAATAGGTGCAATTCCTAAAATCGGCTCCAAATCAAAGGACTGTCCATTGTCCTCCTGTAAAGGTCCAGTGAAGTATTGGATAAGATATGTGGTAAAAGTCGCATTTTATTAGTAGCAGCATATCTAAAAGAAAAGAGGCCACTGGTAGGCTGTTGTAAGTAACGGTCTAGGGTGTCAGGCCCGAAATACCTGACAAAGATACGTTCAGCATTGGTTAGGTTTAACTGGTTTGCATTAACACAGGCGTCATGATGCACAATCCAAGTGGGGTTCAATTCCCCCGCTGAACACCAATAGAATTGTTCGATAGCCTTAAAGATTGTGATTATATTGGCTTTATGCCATCAAAATTATTGTGGGCGAAAACACAAAAAGGTGTTGGAAGTTACCACTATTTTAGAAAGAGAGGCAAACACAAATGAAACTTGTAAGTGCTAAAAGAACACACAATCCAGAAACGTTCGGTGCAGAGCTGGAAGTAACTTTGCGAATTCCTTTTGAGATCAAAGAGCAGACAAAAGATACTGAGTTTTTTGAAAAAATCGGAAGAGAATTGTTTCATTTGCTAGATAATTGAAAAAATGTGTTGACAACATCTTAATCTTCTACTATATTAAAAGCATAGACAGAAACAAAGGAGATTAAAATGAAACGCGGTCCCAAAACTCTTGCTGAAAATAACAAGCTTGTTGCTACGATTCTTTCCAACTTTTGTGATTCTAAACTGTCCCGCTATCAGAAATTGAAACTCGCAAGTCGCGGTCTGCTGGTCCAAGTACCAGTAAAGTCTGATACGCGCGGTCGGCCAGCCATTGTGTATGAATTGTCTGGTAAAGGTCGCGGATTCGTTGCTCTTTCTAAAAAGTGGAAATAAGTCTTTACAATGGTGAAGTGATGTTGTAATGTCACTTCATAAGGAGAACAAAATGAAAAACAAATACGGAAACTTCCCTATGATTCGTTGCCTTCTTGTTTTAATGATTACACCAATTGTAGTGATATACGGGCCGATTGTAGTTTCAAAAATAATTTCCAGCTTCTAAAATAAAAGAGTTGACAACAGAAAAGAAATAGACTAAGATAACAATATAGATCATGTATGGCGACGAACCAATAAACCATGATTGATATAGCTACAAAAGTGTAATAGTGCATATACCTTGGGCAAAAGTGATAAGATAGTGTTTATTTGATGTACTGGAATAAACACCGTAATCATAAGTAGTTTTAGAACAAGGTGGGGTTGGCGCAAAACCAACATGTAGCTAAATTTTAATGGGTGAATAGAAGTCTTTGTGGAAGAGTAGGAAAATTGGTTATCCCCTTTCCGCTCATAACGGAACGCTTAACAGCACTGTCGGTTCAAGTCCGACCTCCTCCACAAAGACTTCTACCATTATATCTAATATTTTGATACATCTGTATCAGGAACAATGTCTAAGTTGACTAATTTTGATGGCACCTTAGCTCAGTTGGATAGAGCAATGGACTTTTTTAATTCTGCTGCACCCGTATCGGAACCGCCTTCTAAGCGGTAGTACCGTAATTGGATCGATGGGGGTTCGAGTCCCTCCGGGTGCGCCAAAATTAAAATACACGTTTCATTCGAACCCCCGTTTATATAAATAATACAAACAGAGGTTCGAATGAAAACAAAAAATTGTTTAAGATGCCATACAGAATTTTCTGAAAGAAGAAGCAGATACTGTTCAATAAAGTGTGCGAAAATTGTTTCACCTGAAACCAAGCAAAAAATATCAGAATCGCGAAAGAAGTTCCTAAAGAAAAACCCTGACAAACATCCTTGGCGTCAAAGAGACAAATTTGTTTCAGTGCCATGCGAAAAAATTAAGGAAGCTTTAAGAGCAAATAACATATCATTTGTTGAGGAGTGGATTCCGTTAGATGATATGAGTTATTCCATAGACATCGCCTTTCCTGACATTAAACTTGGTATTGAAATAAACGGAAATCAGCATTACAATTCCGATTGGTCACTGCGTGATTATTATCAAGAGAGGCACAATAAAATAGAAGGCGCAGGTTGGAAAATATTGGAAATACACTATTCACAATGTTTCTATCCTGACAACGTACTAAAACTTATAGAACTTGGCGAACAACCAGATTATTCTGAGTATTTTGAAACGCAAAGGAAAAGAGTAATTGCTAAGGAAGCAAAAAAACCGCTTTTACCTGGTGTGAAGCATAGAATGAAAACGGACATTAAATACCGTTCAGTTATACTTGCTGTAGAAAACAGCGATATAGATTTTAGCAAATTTGGCTGGGTTTCAGAAGTTTCAAAAATCATTGGAATTACTCCTCCGAAAGTTAACTTATGGGTGAAACGCCATATGAAAGATTTTTACGAAGATAGGTGCTTCAAGCGAAAACGCTAGTAGCCACCATAAATAATTAGTAATATGCCCCCTTGGCGGAACAGGTAGACGCTCCGGACTTAAAATTCGGTTCCTTATGGAGTCTCGGTTCGATTCCGGGAGGGGGCACCAAATATAACAATTGTGTTATAGTAAATATAGGTATGACGTAACGGATAGAAAATTTGCTTTTCTAGAAAGCAAATTTTTGTTTCAAGTCTGGTGACTAAGTTACGAAGGTAAGACAGCGCATTTTACTTTGGGGGTTCGATTCCTCTCAAACCTACCAATATAAAAATAAGGTAGGGATACTGATAAATACATTATACATAGCAATTTGACAACCAAAAGGAGATGCAAATGTTGTAGATTAGATCGCCGCCGTAACCTATTTGGCTAAAAAGTAAAGTAAATCAAATTCAATCAAATAGGAGACTAAAAATGCCTATAGAACTAAAAATTAAATCAAAGCACCTTTCAGTAGAAGCGCAGCTAATTCGCTTTGAAGAAAGAAAATTGTTAAAACAGTTTCGTTGGAACATAGAGCAGCATAATGCGGCTGGTTCTAATATTGAATATAACCAATATGAAGATCCTATGTATAGTAAATACTACTCGTTAAACAGGCATCGTCGAAAAGATGTTCGCCAAGAAAACAGAGCAACTTATCTTGCCCGTGCATATATTGCAGGTGTACTATACACCACAGTAGAACATAAAAGAAAGCAAGATAGCGAATATGATTTTTTTCAATTTGTCGTTCCTCGCGTTGTAGCAATGGTAAACAAATATCGGGATAAATCTACCCCCGAAGTGTCAAAAGAAACTCTTGTTAATTGGTCTAAATTAGAAAAGTGATATAGTGATTTACATGCAGATATGTGTATCTGCATGTAAATCCAAAGCAATTCAATGGTGGTTTGCCTCACAAACCACCATTTATGACAGTCAAAATTTATTTTGGGAAAAACAAAAGTTAGAGTTCTCATCCCAATAGTTGGGGATGGTAGTTTGGTGGATAGTGTTTGACTAAGCCATTAAGTGAATGGGAATAAACCAGTATTGTTTTCAAACTACGATCATGTTGCCGCGCGGCATGATAAGAGATAATGCCTTTTGTGTAAACGGTGGGTATAGGCGCGGCCAATTTTCATGGGTTTGATATCAAGCTTAAAATTTAGGAGAAATTTGAATGTTCACAAACGAAATTAAATTTGATGAGACAGTAACAGTTCTGATGGATGAAACAGCAGAACATGATGATGTTGAATTGTTAATAGATGATGATGGTGTTTGGCTTAAACAGTGGTGTGAGACATTGAATAGTTACGAATTTATTTCCATGTCACATCAGATGTTTTATGAATTACAAGAAGCACTAAAAAAACCAGAAGGTATGTATCGGGTTAGCTACACAAGCACTGATAAATAGTAGCATACCAATTTACATTTAGGAGAAAAGTATGGACAAATCAATTTTAGTAGAGCGCCTAAAAGTCGTATTAGCAACTACTTTTTCATTGTATCTAAAAACGCATAATTATCATTGGAACGTTACAGGACAAAATTTTAGTGAGTATCACAGATTCTTTTCCGAATTCTATATCAACTTACATAACTCAGTAGATATATATGCAGAGCACATCAGGGCTTTAGACTCATATGCGCCAGGCTCGCTAAAAAGATTTTCAGAACTTTCGCTTATTTCTGATGAAATTGCAGTGCCAAGCCCAAAATTTATGCTAATTCGATTAGCTTCTGATAATATGTTATTGACACAAGAGCTTAATGAAGTGGTAAATATTGCAGATGAACTGGGGGAAAGAGGATTAACTTCGACTCTTGAAACGCAAATTCAGTTCCACGAAAAAATGCAATGGATGCTCAAATCCTATACAGGCGAATAATAATAAAAAATTGTGTTGACATCATATCTTCTTTGTAATACATTGATTGTATAGAGAAATGAAAAGGAAACACCATGTCTTTTGAAAAAATGAATCGTCCTTCTGTAGGTGAGCAAAACGGTCTTGTGAACGGTATGCAATACCATAACACTCGCCACGCTCAGGATGGAGGCGTTGATGAGGTTGATTGGACTACCAAAGGCTTGCGCATTACCCGTTTTCGTATGCTTTCAGACCCAGGGTTTCCTTTCTGGGACATTTCATATGTGCACGGCATCCTTGATGGAATGCACGTTGATGTGCATGTGCCATTCAGTCAACTGCCAAAATACGGTATGCGCGCAGCATTGTATAAAGAAGCAAAGGCGACTGGCAAATTTATCAATGGCCTTTTTGATGCGATTTCAACCTTAAACTAAAGGACAAATATTATGAATGAACGGTATTATTGTTTTCCAGACATTCATGGATGTAATAGTGTTTTGAAAACAGCATTACAGACTGTGTATGATTGCAACCCAGAAGGTGGAAAAATTATATTTTTGGGTGATTATATTGATCGTGGCCCTGATAATTATGGGGCACTTCAAACTGTAATGAACCCCCCAGAAAATTGGGAGTTTGTATGTCTGCTTGGAAACCATGAAAGTATGTTTCTTGAATCTTATAAAAAAGGAACGAGTTTCCACAATCGAAAAGCGGCACTCGATATTGCTGGTTATAGTCAAAATGATACTCAAACGTATCAAACAGTACTAAGTAGTATTCCACGTGATGTTATTGAATGGATGCATTTTCTTAAACTGTACCACATTGAAGATAAGAACGTATTTGCCCATGCTTATTATGATGATTCTCTTTCGCCAGAAAATCAGGTAGAATATTCCTGTGTATGGTATCGTATGCATGATAGCGAACCATACAATAACCAAAATCAAGGGTTATATCTTACGCATGGACATACACCAAAAAAGAATGGCCCAATTATGACAACCAATCGGTTAAATCTTGATGCTGGTGCGGTATTTTACGGAAAGTTTGTAATTGCCGAATATCACAAAAACAAGCAGGGTCCAGTTGCATTTTATGAGTTTCTTTTTGAAGATCACCTCAACTTTTGATATATGTAAAGGCAACACAAAATGACTGTAGATGAACTGCGCAAAATTTTAGATACCTTGCCAAATAATACAGAAATAGAGTTTATCGGATATGCACAAGGTCGTGAATTCATAGAAAAGGCGGCACCATCTGATTTCGTTTACGACAAATGGAATTCAGCACTAATGATTAAAACAGACTGGAATTGATATTGACATAATGCCATAAAACATAATGGTGTAAAGAATGGACGTAATTATTGGACTTGGTGTTATACTGTTGCTATTTTACATTCTTATTAAAGGTGGAATACAAACATTCAAACGAAATTGGGGTATTGCTTTAGTGTTATTTGTGCTATTGACACCCATTTGGTTTTTATGGGCAACGGTAGAAATTTTTATTGAGCCCCCAACAGTTAAACAGTTGGAAGTAAATGTAACGATCAACAAAACAGATGAAAAGGTATAGTAAAATGGAAGTAGTATTTGTATTGGTAATTAGTGGTATTCTTGCCATGGTTTCACATAAGATGGCGGAAAATCGAAATCGGAGTGGTGCCGCATGGGCTGTCGGCGGTTTCTTTTTGGGGTTTTTTGCAATAGCAGCAATTTACCTACTAGGCGATGCTAAAAAGTAATTTTGGTGACAAGTTAGGTGTTTGATATAAATAAAGGATGAATGATTCAGAAGCTTACACAAAATTTAAATCGCATAGAAAATGGTTCAGTAAGCTATGGCTTTCTGAATCGTTAGGTTATCAGTGCGGGCCTTCGGGTATAGCGCCACATAGCAGTGGTTGGTATGTCGTAAGGCCGATAATGAACCTTTCCGGTATGGGGTTAGGCGCTAAAAAAATCTATATCGATGTTGGAGACTCATCGAAAGTTCCGCCCGGATATTTTTGGTCAGAATGGTTTTCGGGAACACAATATTCGGTGTGCTTCAAATGGATAGATGGTGTTTGGTGCGATGTGTCTTGTTGGGAAGCAGATAGAAATGAAAATAATTTACCAAGATTCAATAAATGGTCTAGATGTGAAAATCAAAAGTTTGCGTTAGGTGAAATTTTTAATCAATTGCATACTGACGTCGATGATATAAATGTAGAGTTCATAGATCAAAAAATTATCGAAGTGCATTTAAGAAAAACGCCAGACCCAGATTATGATGTGCTAATTCCTATTTGGTCAGACCAGCATTATTTGATTGCTAATTATGAAAAATTAGGGTATTCTTATATCGAAAGTTATGATGATGCTGATGGATTTTTGAAACCACATCGCATAGGATTTGTAGTAAAAAATAACTGCGAGGTGAAATACTAAGAATGGAAAATTACAATGTTTAAAAAAATATCGGCAATCGCTACTTTATGTATTTTTGCAACAAAAGTAAATGCATTTGATGCATTTACTTTTGTTCGTATAATGGAAGTAGCGCCCAATTACACGATAGGGCATCTCGAAGTTCCAGAAACAAGATGTTATGACGTAAGTATTCCGGTGTACCAAAATAACCGTTCTAGTAATGGTGACATTCTTGCTGGTGCCATCATAGGTGGCGTTTTAGGTAAATTGGCGACCAATGACGATGGTGGTGCGTTTGCTGGAGTGGTGATAGGTTCTTTAATTGGTTCGATTGATGGCAATAACATTTTGATGGGGTATCAAAATGTACAACAATGCGAAACAATTATAGTGTGCGAGCTGGCAGAAATTATTCAAGGTTACACAGTAACATATTCAGGTAAATTGGGCGTCGGTATTGTCAATACAAGATATCAATACCCTATCGGCACTGTCATGAGTTTAGAAGAGCTATTTTCTGGATGAAATATAACAATCATATATATGAAATTATCCACGCAAAAATAGATCCATGGATTATGCAATGCCCACACAAGACAAAAGATGAAATATTTATAGATATGTTAAGGGATATGGATAACAACATCACATTTCCACTTGAAAAAGATGATATGGTTTTTTACATGATGCCAGAGACGCCTTGGCTTGCAAAACTTAATGTGTTTTCAGACACCAAAAATGCAAAACAGGCTTTAACATCTGCGATATATCTAACCGATTATATGTTTGAAAATATGAAAACGCTGCGAAAAATTTACGGAATTAGTCCACACAAAAAGTTTGTCCGCATGATAAACAAAATAGGTTGGAAGCAGGAAGGCGTGTTGTCAGAATCGTTTTTGGACAAAAATGGTGACATGGTAGATCAATACGTATTTGGTGTAACAAGAGATGAATTTAAACTTAGATAATTCATCTTATAAATAGCTTTAATAACAAAATATGGAGCGCAGTTACATGAAGTCTTTTATCAATTTCAAAGACCAAGAATTATTCTTTGAGTCACTTAACACCGCTGTTGAGTTTCAGATGACCGAAGATACTATGCTGCCAAAGCAAATTTATGCTTCTGCTTCTATCAATGGGTCCGATTACGGTATGTCATTGGTAGAGACAACATATGACAAAGTTTACATGATAGAACTATATCGTATTGTGAATGTCAAGAAAAGAACATGGTCATTTAAAACCCCAGCAGACATCCGACCAGTATTGGCAACATTTCTAAAATTCATGGAGGCTTCGTATCCATTTATAAAAAATAGAATGGATGGTATTATTATTGACATACCAAGTAAAGCAGGGTCAGAAAGATACCAAAGTCTTCTAACAAAAATAATCAAAAAAACATACATCCAAACATTTAGGGTAGTTCCAGTCAAAAAGATTTCAGATGGTGCAAGAAATTACATCTTTGTCACCAAGAAAAGTGTCAAACCAGAAACAATATTCAAAACTGTTGTATTCACAAAACACTTCGAATTTGATCCGACCGGAATGGACATACAAGATATCGTGTCAAGTGAAAATTTGGAAACAATTGCTGTCCCGTATAAAAGACAAAAAGAGACTGTGAGTACAAAACCAAGCAAGTTGTTTGCATTCAAAAAATTAGATTTGGGAAATGAGATTGCCAGTTCGGATATAAAACTTATAGATGACATTTCTAATAAAGCTGTTCAGAGCAAAGGCGGCAGCAATGTTGTTGATTTGTTAGGAAATAAAGAAGTTGTTGGTGATAAAGTTGAAGAAGTTCCGCTTGGTAAGTTTAACTTAAATTATTCGCCAAATGACCAAATTGATGCTAATAACATACCAATTGCTGGCCTAATAAAAACTAGAATGAACCCATATACATTAGATACCTTGATTAAAATGGGTAAGACAGAAAAAAAGATGGATAATCCTAATGTTGTAAAATATCTCAAAAAAGCATTTAAACAAGTTTATGACTATGAAATTTCGCCTTCTATGAAAAAAGTTATAGTTAATATGGGATTGGCTAATGATAATGGATTAATAAAAGTTGGTGTTAAAAATAAATCAATGTGGGAAAAAGTATTGAACGATGCTATAGATATGCCTGTATATGAAGCGAATTTGGCTTCTAAAGAGTTAAAAGAATTGAAGAAAATAGATAACAATTCGCCTTCAAATACACAATTTGAAAGAGAAGTTCTGTCCGCAAAAGTTCTTGAAATGCCATTTGCTATTAGCACAACAAACGAAGCTTTCAAATCTGATAATGATACCAAATGGGATGATGGAACAATCGGATTTGTGAATTTTAACGAAGACATTTCTAAAAAAATAGATGTAGTAAAAAATAACGAAGGCTACAAAAAATTCGATGATATTTTTAAAGGTGTTTTGAACAGTATAGACACATCTAAATTGACTGTGGAAGAAGCCAAACAAGAAAAAGCCATAAGAGCTTTCAAAAGTTACACTGCTTCTGGATTCATGTCAATAAATCCAAATCTTAGAAATTCTATGGCTACTATGAAAGATGGAAATTTCATATTGGACCCCCGATCAGATGCCATGTTTGCTTTTTATAATGAATACGCAGTAGAGATGGAAGAAGATATGTGGGTGTATCGAAATTGTGAAGTCCCAAGCCAAAAAAACTTTAAACCAGGTGATGTATTCGTAGACCCCGCATGGCTATCCACCTCATTAAGTTCAGATGTCAAAATGGGAAACAAACCAAATTCTACGCGAATGAAAATCTATTTGCCTAAAGGTACTAAGTGTATTCCGATATTAAACTATTCAAGCGTGTCGAAAGAAAAAGAAATAATGTTGCCCCCATTTAGTAGAATTAGACTGACCGAAGTGTACCATACAATACTGAATAACAAAACTAAACCATTTGTGGTTGGTGTTTATACAGGCAATGGCGCAAGTAGCTTTTATGAGGCATACAAAAAGGGACCAAGCGAACTTAAAATGTTGTTTGAGGCTAAAGTACAAGACACCACAAAAGTCAATACTGGCAAAGATGCCAAAACTGTATGGGATGAAACCCTATTGTCGCACGAAAAAATGAAAGAATTGCAGTTGTCTAAGATGAAAATTAAGTATTGACATCTATTTCGTTTATAGTTATAATTAACCCTTAGAAAGGACTATAACATGACAAAAAAAGATGCATCTAAAAAGGAAAACATCACGCCTCCAACTAAAGTTGATTCTGTTTGGGACGAGGTTATGCCATCTCGTGAAGAAATGAACAAACTAAGTAAAACTTCTTTGAAGCTTGAAATGTAGTTCTGCCAAATCACTAATAATTTTACTAACCATCGTATCTCAATTATGGGGTACTTATATAATTTAAGGAAATAAAATGAAAACTACAATTACAACAATCGCACTTATGTTTGGTACGGCCACATCTGCAATGGCGAATGATTTTGATAATGCCACCTTTGGCCTTACTGTAAACTCTGGAATGATGGATTTTACTGTTGACGCTAATCAAAATGCACTAACAGATTTTGAAGTCGGTGTTACTGGGCTTGCACATTCATTGGGTTCTGCTGATGCAGAAGTTCGTGCTGCACTTAACTACAATCTTGATGCTGACACCATTGGTCTTCGTGGTGAATATAATCTTGCAATTGCGGTTGCCGATCAGACCGTTGCGTATGGTACAGTTGGGTTGGAATACTCCACTGCAAATAACAACCTTTCAAGTGGCGATTTTTCTTTTGACCCATCTGTTGGTGTTACCTATACACTAAATGACCAGATTTCAGTATTTGGTGAAGTTGGTTATACTTGGAATATCAGCAATGATTGGTCACGCACAAGCGGATATCTGGAAGTTGGTGTGCCAGTAACCGTTGCATCAAAAGTTACACTGACACCAAGTCTGGTTCGCAGCTTTGATGATGGCCTAGAAAGCACAAATGCAAAGCTATCTCTAAATCTAACTTTCTGATAAAAAAGGTTGTTTCTTAAACACGCGGTGGCCATAGGTTAGCCACCATTTTGTATAAATAACTACGTGACGTTGAAGTTCACTGAATACGGTTTGGACTCGGCTTCGAAGCCGACATCTCCACCATAGATACATTGGTGATATTTTAATATCATTATTCTTAAATGAGTGTAACAATGTATCTATGCTGGGGATGAAATGGGATCGACAAACGGACTAAGCAGGATGGAGTTGCCCCGATATAAGCTGGGTTAACGCGAATAAAACACTAAATGCAAATACTAATGCAAAACCAGAGATGCGCCTAGCAGCATAATCTCTTGCGGTCAGGGACGCCGTATTACCCAAGTCCCAACTTTAATAAAAAGGACCACATTTCAGTAATGAGTAATTTAAGAGAACTAACAAAAGTTCATCACACCAGAACAGAAAAATCAAAATTCATTACGAAAATGCTGAAGCACCAGATAACTGTAGGCCAGTATTATGTTTACCTTTCAAATATGTGGTTGATGTACGATACACTCGAAAAACATGCACATAATTTCGGAATATTTGAAGATATCAAAGCTGTAAAACGATCCATACCGATAATGAAAGATTTGGAAGAATTAGAACTACTACATGGTTTTAAAATTCCAACTCCGTTTGATTCGACGGTAGCTTACCAAGAATATATTTTGAGTATATCTGGTGATGCAGAAAAACTTCTTTCACACGTATATGTACATCATATGGGCGATCTTTCTGGTGGCCAAATATTGAAAAGATTTGTTTTCGGTTCTGCGCTTAGATACCAATTCGAAGGTGACTTGGATTTATTAAAGGCAAATATCCGTAGCAAACTTCATGATGGGCTTGCTGATGAAGCAATCGTTTGCTTTGATATGGTTAGAATATTTCTTGAAGAATTAGAAGAAAATAATTGGCAATAAGCTAAATTAATAGTTGACATGTAACCCGCTAAGTGTTACATTAATACATCATATGCATTTATTAACAAATGCAAAGTATAAACCCCCACAGAAATATTTAAAGGAAAGACATGATGTCTGATATCGAAAACTCACAACTAAAATACACAAAAGAAAATGGCTATAGCGCATCCATCAATGGTGATGGGCCACACACAATATCATTTTTTGATGATGTTGGTGTAAAATTCCACACAGAAAAATATGTGGAATGCCCGTTTGTACTGGTAGTAAATGCTGCAAAATCTTGGGCGAACGGCAATAGGGCAATTATATGAAGGAAATGAAATGCTAATACAAACTTTTTTTAAAGAATCCTCCAGCTCTGGGCATAGAGCAGAAATTCATGAAAATGATGGGGTATTCACTGTAGAATGTTATTCTTCAAGTGGCGTCAACGTAAGAACAGGAAGTTCTATAAATGACATCAATACCGCCAAACATTATGCTGAAAACTGGCTATCTACTATCACGGTACTAAACGGATGACCAGCGTGATAGACCATGCAAATCTTATAGCTTCAAAAACACCGGAAAGAGTACATCACGATATTGCTGATATGCTATCTAAAGGTGTTTCGCATATAGATGCTTTGGTACTATATGCGAAACAAGAAAATATGGAAATTGAAACCTTAGCAGAAATTGTCAAGAAATCCTCACTGATATGTGAAAAAATAAAAGAAGAGGGAATCGTGCTAAGAATGGTAAAAAAAGATATAAAAAAATCCAACACACTTTTTTAGAAAAGTGTGTTGACAATACAACACTATTTCTGTAATATAGAAAAATCAACATGCCAAAAGAATCCAGAGCATGTCATTGATGTATAAATAGAGTTGCTTAATAAGCAATACTATTAAAAAAATCGCAAAAAATCGTAAAATATAGGAGATATGCCATTATGGCTGCATTTAATTTTGATAAACTAAAAAAGAACCGTTCAAGCTCTTTTGATAAGCTGAACAAACAGTTGGAGGATGTTTCCTCTAAAGGCTATTCAAATCCTGATGAAGGAAAATATTGGAAGCCCACAACTGACACGGCAGGGAATGGTTATGCCGTAATTAGATTTTTACCAGCACCAGAAGATGAAGATATTCCTTTTGTACGCCTTTGGAGTCATGGCTTCCAAGGTCCAACAGGACAATGGTACATCGAAAATTGCCTATCTACTCTAAAGCAAGACGACCCAGTTAATGAAATGAACAGCGATCTTTGGAATTCAAATATGGATGACAAGTCAGCCGAACGTACACAGGCGCGAAAGCAAAAACGCAAACTAAGCTTCGTCTCTAATGTTTATGTTGTTTCTGATGCTGCAAAACCAGAAAATGAGGGTAAAGTGTTCTTGTTTAAATATGGCAAGAAAATCTTTGATAAGCTAAAAGAAGCCCCAAATCCGGAATTCGAAGGCGAAAAAGCGGTAGACCCGTTTGATCTTTGGGGTAATGGTGCAAACTTCCGTCTAAAAATACGTAAGGTGGAAGGCTATCCAAACTACGACAAATCAGACTTTGCTGATCTAGCATCGCTTTTTGATAATGATGGCGAGTATGAAACCAAACTTACCAACGTACATTCACTACAAGAAGTAATAGATCCCAAGCAGTTCAAATCATACGATGAGCTTAAAGAAAAGCTACAGCGGGTGTTGAATCTTAATGGAAATGCGCGCAGCAAAGAAATGTCGGAATCTGCGGAAGAAGATGAAGGTGTTGATATGTCTAGATTTGCAACTTCATCTAAAGAAGACAAACCAAAAGAAAATGTGCAAGCAAAATCTTCATTTGAAAGCAATGCTACACAAGACAAATCTTCATACGATACAAACTCTGTTGAAGATGACGAAGATATGGAATTTTTCAAGTCACTTGCCAAACGCTAAAAAGATGTGGGAGGGGCATTTCTCCTCCCACAACCTTCTTACTTGGAGAATAAAATGAAAGAATATCTAAAACCACAAGATGATGATTTTGGCTTTAGCTTTGTAGACGAAGATTTTGAAGAAGTAAAAATCGAAGTTTCCAGAATGAAAACACAAAACAAATCTGATGAAGAAATGATTGAAGATTTACAAAACCGTCTTAGGCTTATGTTTGATTCAATAAATCCGTTTCTCGAAAATCTCAAAAAAAATCCAGAAAAAACAACTATATATTGGCCTGGCAGAACGGCAAAAATAGATGATTTTCAAGATAGACTACAAAAACTTTTAGTGGGTTAGTGTCACCCACTCTAAAACAATCAACAAACAGAAAGGAATTGACATGAGTTCATTACTAGAACGAATGCAGAAATCAGGGGCAATCAAAACTTCTGCCATACTTAGCGAGTCTACATTTTTCAATACCAAAGATGTTATTCCTACCGACCTACCAATTTTGAACATCGCATTTAGTGGTTCGTTAGATGGGGGCCTTATACCTGGGCTTACAGTGTTCGCTGGCCTAAGCAAAAGCTTCAAAACATTGCTGGCACTATATTGTATGAAGGCATATTTTAACAAATATCCTGATGCAGTCGCACTTCTTTACGATTCGGAATTTGGCGTCACACCAGATTATTTGGCGACAAATGGCATTGATGCTGGTAGGGTTATACATATACCAGTTGAGCATGTAGAGCAATTGAAATTTGATATTGTGAAACGGCTCGAAGAAATTAAACGTGGTGATAAAGTTTTCATCATGGTGGATTCTTTGGGAAACCTTGCTTCTAAAAAAGAAGTAGATGATGCGGAAAATGAAAAGTCAGTAGCAGATATGTCAAGAGCAAAAGCTATTCGTTCTTTGCTAAGAATCATAACTCCACACTTGACTATGAAAGATTTGCCATGTATACTGATAAATCATGTATATACTGAAATTGGCCCAATGTATGCAAAAACTATCATCCCAGGAGGTTGCTTGGCCAAAAATACCAATATTGTAATGCATGATGGTTCTCTTAGAAAAGTTCAAGACATTTCAGCAGGTGATGAGGTTTTGACATTGGAAGGCCCCAAGGAAGTTATAGAATCTTGGAACCCAAACACATTAGAAAATGGAACCCCAGAGTGTTTTGAAATTATATTTGAAGATGATCATTCTGTAGTATGTTCACACAACCACCCGTTTTTGACAACAAAGGGTTGGGTCAAGGCGAGTGAACTCACTGATTCCCATGATATCGTTTCATTAGACGTATAGAAAAGTCCGTTCTTATAAATAAACTTATGCGACGTATAGGATTATTAAATGAACGTAGTTTACATGACAATTATAAAAGATAGAAAAGAAAAAAATTTAGAGCCGTATTATTATATCGGCTCTAAAGCAAACTGCTTTTTTGACGGTACTAATATAATAACAAATTCTGGGAAAAAATATTTCGGTTCATCCAGATGGAAAGGATATAAACAATTATGTATTGAAGGTGATGTAGAAACCATAATTCTTGGTTATTTTGAAGATTATGACAATGCATTAGATTTCGAAAAAAATCTACACATTTTTTTGGATGTTGTATCTGATACGAAATATTTCAATAAAGCAGTGGCCACCATATCAAATTATTCAAACCCAGAATATGGCACATATCGAAATGCCAGAACGGGCGATTTCGTCAAATTAAAAAAAGATCATCCTCTGGTCATAAACGGGGAGTACGTAAATGCAAATTATGGATATAAAACCTATAACGACGGCAATGTAGAGAAACAATTTTTGGATGAACCGCCTGATGGTTGGAGTAAGGGCCGTATTGATTCAAACAAGAGATATGGCGAAGATTCTTCATTCTACGGTAAAATGCACACCCAAGATTCTAAATGTAAAATGTTGGTTACAAGAAAAAACTTTTACGATGAAAATCCAGAACGATATGCCGAAGTTAAAAAAATAAATTCTGAAGTTGCCATAAAGAATTTCAGAGGAGTTCCAAAAAGCCCCGAATCTAATAAAAAGAGATCGAGGAAAGATATGATAATGTTAAAAAATAAAAACACTGGCGTTGCTATTCGAATAAAAAAAGAAGAAATGTGTGACTATGATTTGACAATATGGCAAAATCCGTATAAACTTGCTCATGAAGGTAAACCAAATAAGTCCCGTTGGGCTACCAATGGCGATTCAAATATTAAATTGAAAGCAGAAGAGCCTTTGCCAAAAGGTTTCTATTATGGTCGTAAAAATCGGTATAAAAAGGATGAAAGACTTGAAAATTAAATCTATTAAGAGTGTAGGAAAAAAAGAAGTATATGATATAACAGTGAAAGATGTTCATCATTATGTGTTGGAAAATGGGGTAGTAACACATAATACAGCGGTAACTTACTCATCAAATCAAATTTTTGTGATTGGCAAAGCGCAAGAAAAAGAAGGTACAGAAATCGCTGGATACAAATTCACAATCAATATTGAAAAATCAAGATTTGTGAGAGAAAAAGCCAAACTGCCATTTACAGTATTGTATGAGACAGGCATCCAAAAATGGTCATCACTTTTCGATTTGGCTATAGAATATGGTAGCATCGTAAAGATAAACCAAGGGTGGTATAGCACTGTAGATATGGAAACAGGCGAGATCAATGAAAGCAAAAGACGCGCCAAAGACATTGAAACAGATGACAAATTTTTCAAAAAGTTGATATCGGACCCAGTATTTAAGAAATTTATTGAAAGCAAGTTTAAAATGAATCAAAACGGAGTCATACCCAATGATGATGTGGAGGTGGATGAAGAAGAGGAATAATAAGAATGTCATTGGAAAACACTATACTTGCCAACTTACTATACAATGTTGAATACTTCCAAAAGGTTTTTCCATACATCAAAGAAGATTATTTTGACGACATATCTTCGAAAAAAATACTGGACACATTTTCTATTTTAGTAGAAAAATACAAAGTAACACCTTCCAAAGAAGCCTTGGCGGTTTCTTTGGAAGGTAGAAAAGACCTAAACGAAAATCTATTTAAAGAAGTTATTGACAAGTTATCAGAACTGAAAGTTGACCCTGAAACCAATATTGATTGGTTGGTAGACGAGACAGAAAAATTCTGCCAAGATAAAGACCTTTTCAATTCAATTAGAAAATCTATCCTAATTCTAGATGGCAAAGACCAAGAGTTAGACAAAGGCGCAATCCCCGATCTTCTTTCAAAGTCACTGTCAATTAGTTTCGATAGTCATATCGGGCACGATTTCCTTGAAGATTTTGAATCGCGGTTTGAATACTATCATAGAAAAGAAGAACGCATTCCCTTTGATCTTGATATGTTCAATACCATCACTAAGGGTGGATTGCCAAAGAAGTCACTTACATTATTCTTAGGTGCGACTGGTACAGGCAAAAGTATTGTAAAGTGCCATATGGCGGCGGCACATTTACTTTTTGGCAAAAATGTTCTGTATATTACGGCAGAATTGAGTGAGGAAGAAGTAGGTAGAAGAATTGATGCCAATATTTTAGACATAACACTTGATGAAATAATGGATCTACCTTTTACTGCATATACCAAAAAAATAAACAAATTCAAAGAGAATACACCTGGGAAATTGGTTATCAAAGAGTATCCTACAAGTTCTGCGCATGTTGGGCATTTCAGAAATCTATTGAATGAATTGCGACAAAAGAAAAACTTCAAACCTGACATCATATTTTTAGACTACATAAATATATGTGCATCATCCAGAATTCGAGGGGCTGCGGCTGCGAATTCATATACTTTAGTGAAGTCAATAGCAGAAGAAGTTAGAGGCTTGGCGGTAGAGTATAATGTCCCTATTGTATCAAGTTCACAATTAAACAGGTCTGGGTTTGGAAATTCGGACGTAGATTTGACAAATACTTCAGAATGTATATACAAACATGAAAAAGTAACCAAATCGAATGGGGATGTAATCGAAATACAACACCTAATGCCCAACGATAGGGTACAGACTGAAGATGGTACTAAAATAGTAACAATGGTACATCATCCCAAGTTAAAAGATTGTATATCCATAAAGACAAAAAAAGGAAAAACCATAATTGTTAGTAAAGACCATGTTTTCCCATCTAAATCAATAGACGGTCGTGTATCGAGACTTTCTTACAACGAAGGTTTGGATGTGGGCTCTTTCTTGAATAGCAAGTGAAAGGTAGTATATGATGAATGAAAAATTGGAATCCGTATGTTATCTAAAAGCAGAGCATATGATAATCAACGGAATGGTAAAAGATATGGATGTGTTTCAGCTAACAGATCTATTGATATCCATAGAAATTGAAAAGATAGAAAAGCAGCAAATAGAAGACTGCAAAATAGACTATGATGATGAGATCGTAGAGATTTCAGAAGTTGGTGAATTAGAAACTGTTGATATATCTGTAACCGGAAACCAGCTATTCTATTGCAACGACATATTAACAAAAAATAGTATGGGCATAACACATACAGCGGATGCCATATTTGCCTTAATAACATCGGAAGATCTTGAAAATATGGGGCAACTCATGATCAAGCAGCTAAAAAATAGATGGGGTGATATCAATGTAAATCGTAGATTTGTGATAGGTCTTGATAAGCCAAGAATGAAACTGCGCAATTTAGATGCAAGTGTCCAAAAAACAGTAATGAATGAGAATAATAGTCATACTGAAAATATAAGTCAAGACAATAACTATAATAACATACATAAGATTAAGAAAAACAAATTATTTGATGTAGGAGATTTTTAATGAGCTATACTGTTATACGCAACGAAAAGCAGCATTTTGATATTGTAGAAAAGGTGACGCAGACGACTATTAAATTAAGTGCAAATGAAACAAGTGCAGAAAACATTTGCAAAAATCTTAACACAGGTGCTGGATTCCGTGGTTTCACGCCACATTTTTTTGCGGATTTGAATTTTAAAAGGATTAAAACATGATTATTATAGAAGGCAGGGAAGAAACTTTTGATGTCGTTAGGTCAAAAATTGAGGCTCTTAAAGGATCTTATTTGGTTGACATAGATACCATAACAAAAGTCCAGCTAAAAGGTGGAAAAAAGAATCCAATGCAAGGCAAAGTAACTAAGTTGGTCGCTGGTTCTAAAGTTGTTTTGTGCTCAAATGTAAAGAATGCTTATGAAAGTATGGTAAAATCCCGCATGGAAAAAGAAGGCAAAGACCCTGAAGAATTTGTTCTCAAACCACGCCCATGGGGAAGTAGAATCGAAGACACGCCTTTTGTAGAACACAAAGGCAACTTTTACATAGAGTGCTTTTTTAAAGAATCTGGTGCTTCGACATATTTCTTAGATGGCGAACCAATTGAAAAAGATGATATTGAAGGGTTGGAGCCTCCTAAATCGTCAGAAGAATCACAAGGTGGTATCAGTGACAAGGTTATTATCCGAACATATGCCATGGAATCGATTGAAAGAATGGTTGTTCTTTCAGAAATACAAAATATAGAGTGATGGGAAATATAACGCATGGATGAAGATATCAACAAGCAAGACGAGGATAAAAACCAACAAATAGTAGACCTCTACAAAACTATCATAGCAGAAAAGAAAGGGTTGCCTGTATATAAAGATTTTCTTGTGCATGGCATAACCAGAGATATACTAAGAGGAAGATTTGGTGGAATAGAAACCCTTCATCAATTTGTAAAAGACAATCACGAAGAATTTCTTTCAGAGCATTTCTTTTCAGTTGATGACATATTTGCATCTAATAAAAACTTGATTAACAGCAACAAAAAAGTGTTTATTGTAACTACTGCGGTAGGAAACTGTAAGGCCCATCACGGGTTTCTTGATGCTATTAAGACATTTTGCAAAAGAAATGATGCGCAGGCTGCAATCATGCCTTGTGAAAGCATAACCAATAGTTTCGAAAACAAAACTGCAGTTTTTGATCCAGTATTCAGTGATCCCTCATATTTGTTTGTTCAAGCAGACACGCCATTAAACGAAAACATTTCGCTATGTAGTATTCAAGTTTCGGCAAAACAAATTAAACCAATTACTGGGTTATCACGACTCGGAAACCGTGAAGGGTCTAATATTTTTGCAAGTCCTAAACAATTCTTAGAATATATTCCTGCTGGGAACAGTAGAGGTAAAAACTATTCAATAATGACAACAGGTGCTTGTACTTTACCTCAATACTATTCTGATTTTTTTATGTCAAAGAGATTGTCATATATTGCAGATTTCGACCACAAGATGGGTGCTATAATTGTAGAAATTGAAGATGATAAGTTATTTCATTTTAGACAAATACAATGTGATGAAAGCGGTGCTTTTGTTGATCTTGGTAAGATGTATATGCCAAATGGTCAGGTCAAAGACATACCAATTAATATTGTATTTGGGGATCTTCATGGAACAAGTGTGGATAAAGACGCACTTGATGCATTCATCAACACCTTTTCAAAAATGAAAGTAAAAAGCATTTATCTACATGATGTATTTGATGGGTACAGTATTAGCCATCATGTCAAATCTATAGTAGAAAGAAGCCAAAGGGCATTGAGCGGCGAAGAAGATTTGCATGATGAGCTCGAACAAACCTTCGATTTAATTAAAAGCATTGATATTGCTTTAAAACCAAGCAAGATATATATCGTAAAATCTAACCACGATGAATTTCTCACAAGATACATATCAAGCGGTAGATATGTTGAAGACCCCAAAAACCACTACCTATCATTGAAGATTGCAACTGCACTTTTTGAAGATGAAGACGTGTTGAAGCGCGGGTTCAAGTTGACTAATAATAAGATACCTAATAGTTGGGTTTTCTTATCAAGGGATGACTCTTCAAAGGTAGCAAATATAGAATGTGGTTCTCATGGCGATTTGGGGTTGAATGGTGCTAAACCATCACTTAATGGCTTAGAACAGGTGTATGGTGATTGTGTGGTAGGACATAACCACACAGGCGCAATACAAAGGGGAGTGTTTAGAGTTGGTACTGTTTCCAAACTAGATTTAGGCTATAATAGAGGGCCTTCATCTTGGACTCACACCTCTTGCTTGGTGGCAGAAAATGGGCAGAGACAGCTTATTAATGTCATAAATGGAAAATGCACCAATTTGCAGTTGTGAGAAAAGAGGCGACCAGTATAACCAACTGGTCGCCTTTTATATTAGGTATGCAAAAAATGCATGTTAGATATGCTATAATAAATTACAATTTACTCTCTTTTTAGTGTAATGTAGATATAAATAAGTACATCAATAAGATAGGAAATGACATGAGGTTTTTAAGAAATATTTTTGGATACAATAGTGTATCCATTGACATTAATATAATGAGATGGGCAAAAACAGAGTATAAAAAAGACTATCTGTTTGCTTACTATGAAATTACAAATGGTAGAATTCCATTTACTGGTATTATATAATGAAAAACACAATCAAATGGCTTCGTGACTTTATTTTCAAATCCCATGACGATGAGTATAATTATTTGGCATCATCAGAAAACCTTGAAGAATTAGAAAGAAGGCAGCGTCTTTTGTCGAAAGGTGATGCACCGATACAGAAGTATAATAGGTTTCTTGCCAAAATATAAAAATCAAATCGAGAACTGAAAAGGGGGCATCGCGCCCCCTTTTTGTATAAATAGATTAAAGTGCAATTTGCGCTATCATAAATACACATATTATCTTATTCAGAGGAAATCGAAATGGCTGATGATGACACAAAAAAGACAAATAAAAAAGACAATTCCAAAACTCATGACAGCAAAAAATATATTGAGACTGAGCCTACAATGAACGAAGAAGAAATGGATATTTACCTTGAAGGGTTAGATGATGATGATTTGTTATCACATTTCGATTCGTTAGATGAGGCCCCTTTGAATATTGCACAAAGAAGAAAACGTGCTATGATCATGCGTAAATTCAAAAGTAAAATTGTAGCTGCAAGGGCGCGTTCAAAGAAAAGAAAAGCATCACCAGAAAAGTTGAAGCTAAGAGCTCGAAAAACTGCTCGTAATATGATACGCCAAAGGCTTATGAAAAATAAATCATATAGTGAAATGACACCTTCTGAAAAAGTGGCACTAGACAAGCGGCTGGCAAGAGTTCCCAAAGCAGCGATAGACAGAATAGCAACAAGACAACTGCCCATAGTTAGGAAGGCGGAAGTCGAAAGATTGTCAAAATTAAGATCAACCAAGAAAGAATCTTTAGACAATCGGTTCGAAGACTTTCTATATGAGGCTTCTTTAGCAGACACAAACATCAAAAAAAGATATCACATGGCACTTGAAAAAGACAACTCTGTAAAATTTGATAACAGATTTAAGATTTTCAGCAAAAAAAATAGCGAGCAGACTGAATCTATTGCGGAATCAGAAAAGCTTTGCGAAATGGTTGAAGCATATGAAAATTATTTGTTTGGCGAAAGTATAGATTACCAGAATCTGGACGAACAAACGATATTGGACAAAGTTATAAGCGCAGTTCATAAACATGTCTTGAAGGGCACAAATTTGTATGACATAGCATATGAAATTAGTGGTGCAGCAGGCGTTAGCGTCGGTCCTAGAGAAATCATGAACATGTATATTAAAAAGTTTGGCGACCCAAATATAAAAGAACCAAAAGATCATTCAGCATTAAAAGGAAAATATGGTTTCAAGGAAAATAACTCCACGCCGTCACAGCGCGAATATGGCACCGATAGTTTGGTAAGGATATTAAAAAAAGACACGCCATATCAAAATGAGTCAGCATTAAACTCTATGATACGACGTGGTATGAATGTGGCATTTGAACAGCCATCTATTATAGGACAACCGATATCAACCAAAGGCATTTTCGTAGGAACTGATGCTAAAACTGGCAGAATGCGCATACGCGAACGAGATGGTAAGTTGCATATAGTTAAGCATGAATATGTAGAAGCAATTTTAGAATCCAGAAGCGTAATGGGCCTGAAAGAATACAGCATGTCACTACCTAAAGCCAAAGACACACTTGGCATCAAAAGAGATAAAATGCCACAAGTTTCTAGTAAGGACATGGATGATTTTAAGAATTATCTCAAATCCAATAACGTATCAATTGATAAAAAAATTGCAGACCCATCAAAACTAATGGCATCACAAAAAGAATTTGATGCTGACAAAGTTGCTGATAAAATGGCAAAGATGAACAAATCTAATGTAGAGCCAAAAGCTATAATCATAAGCTCTGACAACTATGTGATTGATGGTCATCATAGATGGTTAGCTGCAAAGAACCTCGGCATAAAAATTCCTGCTCTTAAAGCAACGATGAAGGCCAAAGAGTTGATAAAATTGATCAACAAGTACCCAAAAGTAAAAAATGTTGGCATAAACGAGAGCGGTCTTTATGAGGCATTTTCGGAGATTAATGAAAACGATTCTTGTACTGTTCTGACTATGGCGCAAATGCGCGAATTTGAAAAACTGGTAGACAAACTATTTGCCAAGTTTAAAATTGATTTTGACTTCACTAAGCATTTTAGAGAAAGAATGTCTGATGAAAGAAATTCGCCTTGTATTACTATGCGTGAATTGGCGGCTATGATTAAAAAAATATATGACTTGAACAAAGCAGATAGTAAATCATTAACAAAATTTACTGACACTGAAGCGGTCATAAAAGATATGCAATCAAATCTTAATATGCCTATTGCAGTAGAATATGATAGAAGCAAAGATGAATTGCGTGTGGTCGCTAAAACGATAATGCGCAAAAAAGACTTCCGCACCCCCAACACAATAGTAAGAGTCTAATTCTTACCCACAAAAGGACAATAAAATGAAGACGTTTAAAGCACTAAATGAAGAACTTTATATTGAAGGCCATGAAGAGTATTTGGGCGATGATATGACACAAAAAGAACTAAAAATTGCAATATATTCTGCTAAAAATATACTTGAAATGCTTCAAGATGGTGAAATGATTCAAAGGTGGCAAATAAGTGCTATTGTGAAAGCATCTGATGAATTGGCATCTGTATATTCAAGCATGAGCGCAGACATGGATGATGATATGGATGATGATATGGATTACGAATATGAAGATGAATATTACCAAGACGAACCAACGTATAGTCAATATGGATATAACATGTATGGTGAAAATAAAGAAACCCACAAAACAAAAGACGGCAAAACTGCCAAAAAAGGTCTTTGGTATAATATAAATCAGCGCAAGAAAAAGGGTCTTGCACCCAAAGAAAAAGGCGACGAAGGATATCCAGAAACTTTGGATATTGACGAGGCAATAGAAGTCTCTACAAGTAGATACATGAAAACTCATGGCAAAGCCCCAAGAGATTCTGGTGGTTCTGGCACTTATATGTTTACCGCAAAAAAGACGGGTGAGGTAGATATAAATAATAAAAAAGAAGTTCACCAAGCATACGGTACATTTGCGGGTGCAAAACAATCTGCAAAAAAATGGGCAAAAGAAAATGGATATGACTCCGTTTATGTCTTAGAAAATAAACTGTAAATTGATTGGAAGAACCCAAGTGAAAAGTTTTCAAGAACATAGAAATCAATCTGAATACATCCTTTATCTTGAAGCTATTGAATTGTACGAAAGTAATATACTAAACGAGTTTATTTCAGGAATCGCTGGGAACCTCAAAAAGTATTACGACTTTATTAAGGATATAGCACAACAGGTTAAGGTCGGAATTAAAGACATTGCTGCCATGTTAAAGAACAAGAAGATTTTTGAATTTTTTCAAAAAATAAAATTTTCAATGGTAAATATATTTTCTAAGGTTAAACTTGGGTTCAAATACTATAAAGAATTGCGTTCAGCTATTTCTGAATATCTTTCGTCTACAAAAGTTGTTAAGTGGACAGAAGAAAAACTTCGTGGTTTAGATGCTTTTCTTTCAAAGCACCCAAAGACAAAAAGATTAGCAGGCGTTGCGGTTGGTGCTATCTTATTATACATATGGCTGAATATGAGCTTTACAGGTGACTTTGACTATGACTTTGATCAATCTACCCTAATTTCCGCTTTGATGGGGAATTTTACTTTATCAGATATATTTTCAGGGCCTGAAGGCATAAAACTCATTACACTTTTTGTAACTGGTACTTTATTTAGTTTTCCTTGGCCTGGACCTCAAGCGGCACTGTTTTCATTGTCACTACTATATGGACTGTCTAAAACTGTTGGGTTGCGCGATCTTGCGATGAAATTCAAACAAAATATGAGCAGAAAATAAAGCATTTGGATAAACACCAAATGCTTTTTCTTATAAATACAAGTGACATAATTAAATAAATTGCAATAGTCCAGTTAACAAAAAGAGGCTCAAATGATAAAAGAATTACTCATTCAAATTATGAAAGAATTCGCTCCAACTACTATTGTAGAAAAAAACGAATTACAAGAAGCCGTGGAAATACTTGCGGAAGCTGACTTTAGTAAATCGCATCTGGAGATGCTTAAAACAGCATATGCTGGTATTAAAAAAATTGACCCTGATAGTGAAGCATATAAAAAGATGATAAAAATGCTTGATGCCATGTCAGATAAGCAAATTGCTACTGTAGCAAAATCAGATATAAATTTTCTTAGTCTATTAGCAAAAAATAGGGTGATCCGTCGGGGATTGAAAAAAGAAAGCTTATCGGAAGATTCTAAATATACCGTAAACCACAAAACATTTTCTTCTGCTGTTCAACATGCACAAGCACAAGCCGAAAAACAGGGATTTGAGATAGATGGTGATGAATGGGATAGAAAAGTTGCAATGGGGCCAAAAAAGCCAAGTAGTGGCAAGACTAACCGATATATAATTGATTTGATGAAAAATGGTAAAGAAGTAAATCGCAGACTTCATATGCAAGTTTATTATGATGAAGGCAGATTTGAATTGAACATGTATATCCAATAAATAACAATAACATATAAAGGAGATTTCAATGTCACTATGGGGAAAATTAAACGGTGCACCACTAACTGGAACAGTATCGTTAGCAGATGATACCACAACGGTAACTGGCACCTTAACGCTTTTTACGTCAGAACTTTCTGTCCGTAATGTAGTTGCTTTAGACACAACAGAAGATATGTATAGAGTATTATCTATTGTATCAGATACAGAAATGACAGTAGAACCTGTCGCTACCGCAGAGTATGTAGATGTTGCGGGATCTTTCAATCAAGTACCAAAATATCTGCCACTAGACAAAGCTATCACTGCCGACCTAATATCTGTAGCAACAGCACAGACCTTAGAATCTCGCTTGATAGGCGTCAAAACACCCGGTTGGACCACTACACAAACCTACACAGACCAAAATGGTAATACAAGACGTAGAGTTGAAACTTTAGTTGCTTTGAAGTCCTAATATGAGATTAGATGAATCGACCTTTCTCCAATTTGCAATGAAACATTATGATAACCCACATTGTCACGACATTGCGGAATTTGAAGAAGATCTTAAAAGATTTCAGTATATTCGAAAACTTTTTAATAGATATAATATTGATGGTGATTTGAGAGAAAGGTTGATTCTAAATCATATTATTATTATATATAACACTTTCGGAACAGGTGCTACTAATATGCTATTTTTTAAACTTGATGAGTATGCCACAAAATTAAAACCGTTTATTAATTTTTTAAATATGCTACCCGAAAAAATAGAGTATAATGGAAATGTTATATATACTAATACAATAGAAACAGACATCACAATAGAAAAAAAATTAAAGGAGATATAAATGTCACTTAAAGATATAATAATCGCAAGTATAGCATCTAATCCAATTGGCTTAAAAGAAGCATTCTCATTAGCTATTAATGAAAGAATTAAAACTGCATTAGAAGAAAAGAAACTCGATGCTGTAGACGCCAAAGAACTTAGCAAAGACTTTAAAGACCGCGACGACAAAGACATTGACAATGACGGTGATGAAGATGATTCAGATGAGTATCTACATAATCGCAGAAAAACAATTGCTAAAGCAATCAAAAAAGAAAGTCTTGATGAAGCCAAAAAGTATAAAATTACAACGGATGAAACTAAAAAGTATCAACAGATGGGTGCCAACGCATTCAAATCTGGGATCAACGCTCCTGTTCTCGACCCTGCATTGTCGGATATTTTGCGTACGGCATCACATGAATCTAAGATAGAGTTCATGAAAGCATGGCTTCGTGGTTGGAACATCGAAAATCTAAAAGAAAGTCTCGATGAAGCCAAGATGGATGATTCAGAAGTCCTAAAAGCCGCCAAGTCACTTGCTGCGAATGGCAAAGATGCAAAGTCGAAAGCATTTGGAAAAGGTCTTGTAGATTTTTATGCAAAAAATGATTCATTCACACCAGCACAAGTAGGTGGTCTGCAAAATATTATGAAAAATGCAAGCTTCCAATTTGCCAAAGAAGACTACATGTTTGAAGCCAAGATGCCTAAAACCGTGTTCGGTAGCAACGATGGATTCAGCTATGCGGTAAATTTGAATGGCGCAGATAACGAATTTTTCAAACAACCTTTTGGTCGGCAACTTGATACGCTAAAGAAAATAAAAGAATTCACTGCTAAAGCTAAAAAAGGCTCTGTAGGAGCAAAAGGAAAACCAACACTTGCTGCTGTTAAAGATTGGGTGAAAATGAATCAACCAACACAGTTTTATGCAAAGTGGAAAATGGACAGCACATCATACAAAGATGACAGTGTGGAAATATACTACGCTGATTAATTATAATCCCGAGTTAGATATCCGTTTCATCTAACTCGGGATTCATATCCTTGTGTATTGTATATCAGGGCAAAGAAACTAAAAATAAGTAGAAAGATTTTTGTATGCTAGACTTATTCCTCGTATATCAGTTCATTCGGAGGCTTGCCACGCCATTTGTGGAATGGGATGCCTATAAACTTGGCATAATTGATGAAAAAGGGGAAGTGCTTAGAAAGCGCAAAACCCTTGCAAGACGTGAAGAAAAAAATGCTTTTGGTATATATGATGTTATGCTTCTTAACATAAAAAAGCTATTAGAAAAAATCCCAGGTGGAAGCACAAGGCTTGGTTCTTATGCAGCTGCACTATATTTAATTCGTGAGTGGAATCATTTTTCAGACAACACAATGCTGACCGAAGATGTTACAGATAACGAATTAAACTTCGAAGATTTATCTATGTACGTCAATAATATCATAAAAGAAAATAATGTCAATATCAAAGATGATATCAATTCTCTTTTTGAAAAAGCATTTGATGAAGATGCGCCAACTATGAATGTCGGCTCTGGTAATATTGCTGGGATGGGTGTTGGGCCGCAAGGTGAAGTTGGTTTCACACCATCGCAAGTGAGAAAATACAAAAAAAGTAATCAAAAGACCAAAAAATTCAGAGATATGATTACAGACATCAGAAATGCATAAATTCTAAAGGAAATAGGCATGATAACATTACAAAATTTTAGACAGATGATTCCAAGTAACAAAGAACCAGATGCTTGGTATGCGATAGCGATGAGATTCTTTGAGAAGTACCAAATTAATACACAAAATAGAATAGCTGGGTTTATGGCACAGTGCGCACACGAATCTAATGATTTTCGTGCACTTGAAGAAAACTTGAATTATAGCGAGGATGCTCTTAATCGTGTGTTTGGTAGGTATTTTGGTGCAGGAAAAAGAAATGCCGCTGAATATGCCAGAAACCCACAAAAAATTGCTAACTATGTGTACATGGATGAATTTAGATCTAAAAAAGGTGCGCTAGGTAATACTGTAGCTGGTGATGGCTGGCGATTTAGAGGCGGCGGAATCAAACAACTTACTGGAAGAAGCAACTTCACGGTATTTGCAAATTTTATGAAAATGAGTCCTGAGCAAGCGGCTGATTATGTCAGAACTAAAGAAGGTGCGTTCGAGTCTGCTTGTTGGTTTTGGGAAACTAACAATATTTCAGGCTTCGCTGATAGAGACGACATTAATGGAATGTCAAGAAGAATTAATGGCGGTGACATAGGCATTGATGACAGACGTAGAAGATATATTTCTGCAAAATCCATCATAGGCAACGTTGATACCAAATCTGCAATAGGGGCTGCGACTTCCACATCGAGTGATATTACCTTAAAAATAGGATCAAATAGTAACTTGGTAAAAGAAGTGCAAACTGCATTGAAGCTCAATGCCGATGGTTCTTTTGGGCCATTAACAGAATCAGCAGTCAAATCTTGGCAAAGAATAAATAGATTCATAGCTAATGGTGTTATAGACCAAAAGCAGATAAATAAACTTTTAAGGAGAAACTAATATGTCACTACAGAGAATAATCAAAGAGTCAGTAGATAAAAATCCTATCGGTCTTAAAGAAGCACTTGAAAACGAACTTCGTGGCCGTATTGCTGTTGCGCTTGAAGCAAAAATGTGTGACATGGAAGATGAGGATTCATTAGATGGAGATGATGAACTAGATGAAGTTGACATGGGCCAAGCTAGATCTGTTCAAGATAGACGTGATAGCCAATCGGTAAATCATAAGGTTACTGTTAATGGTAAAGTAGTTTCAAGTCATGGAAATGATTACTCCGATGCTACTGCTGCAGCAAAAAAACTACAAGCGGCTGGTAAGAAAAATATAAGAATAGTGTCTTGAAGGCTAATTGATGAAATCTTGGATTTTCATAGGTATATTGATAGCGTTATTGAGTGGAGCTGTATACTATTATTACAACACCACTCAAACGCGCATTGAAGCGTTAACACAAGCCAATGCCACGTTGGTTGTGAACAATGGCCAATTATTAAGGGCCAATACTGAAAATATCAATACAATTGATAAAATGGAACAAAATTTTGAAGAAGTTACTAGTAATTTTTATGCTGTCCAGAACGATTTTCAAGTTATACGAATTGAAAATAATGAGTTGCGTGAACGTCTTGGTCGCCATGAATTAGATGCATTAGCTGCGGCAAAACCAGTATTGGTCCAAAGAACAGTCAATAATGCTTCGGCAAATGTGCTTAGGTGTTTCGAATTATTATCCGGTGTGCCATTAAATGATAAGGAAAAAAATGCTAAAAACGAGAAAGAATTTAATGTCGAATGTCCTTGGTTTTGGTCTGGTAATAATACTCCTTAGTGCTTGTTCAGTTGGCCCGAAAGATATTGCAGTAACACCAATTGAGATACGAACAGTTGAAGTCAGTAAACCTAAACCTATTGTTCCTAAAGTAGACCAGCTTGGCCTTAAAAGTGTCAAATGGATTATCGTCACGCCTGAAAACATAAATCATTTGTTTGATGATATGAATGGCGAAAAAGTTCTTTTTGCATTGACATCTGAAGGGTACGAAAATATTGCATTCAATTTATCTGATATTATGGCTATGATTAGGCAACAGCAAAAAGTAATAGCAATTTACAAAAAGTAGATTACAAAAGGTATAAATAATCTTATGGAAGATGGTAAAAAAAATTGGCTGCGGACGCATTGGAGGCCAATGATGGCAGTTGTATATATGATTATTATTCTATTTGATTTTGTCGTAGCTCCTATACTTTGGAGTTTAATTCAAGTTTGGGGTTCTGGTAGTGTTGCATTACAATGGACTCCTCTAACATTAATAGCTGGTGGTGTCTTTCATGCTGCTATGGGCGCGGTTTTGGGAATTAGTGCTTTCACAAGAGGCCAAGAAAAGATACAAAGGATAAAGGCAGATTATGACGGGCAATCAGATGAATGATAATGAAACAAATTCTATCAAAACAGACATAGCCCTAATAAAAAAAGATGTTAAGCAGATTGAACGGGTGTTCCAAAAAATTGATGATGCTGTCATGCAAATGACTAACGTAATAAAAAATATAGCTGTTCAGGAAAACATTCTGCAAAATAACGAAAAAAGAATTGCGAGTCTCGAAGAAAAGTCTATGAAGAATACCCAAGGCGAACTAGATTTTCGTAAAGAATTAAATCAAAAGTTGGAAGATATGAAAAATGTATCTGACCATGAAAGAGATAGAAGGCATAAAGAGGTTCTTGATGCCATCAATAAGTCAAACCAAAAACTAAGTGACAAGCTAGACCATCAAGATAAACGTATAAATTCTCTGGAAAACTGGAGATGGTACATACTTGGTATAGGTGCAGTCATAATTTTTATCTTGTCAAAATTTCCTTTTTCATCATTTTTCTAGTTGACAAGTGCTTGCACTATGTATATAATCAATGTTATATTGAATGATATAGTAAGTAAGAGATAAAATAAACATGGTTGACTATATTGATCTACAGCACGTTATGATGCTGTCTAATAAACTTGAGCGTTTTTCTATCAAAAATAAATCCCCTTATCGCATTAACTTTAGATGCATATATTGTGGTGATTCACAAACCTCCAAATCAAAAGCAAGAGCTTGGTTTCTTGAAGACAAATATCAGTCGTTTAGGTATTTTTGTCATAACTGCGGCGAGAGTCATTCTTTCGTTTCATTCTTGCGTGGGTTTGACACTATGGCGTATAATTCATACATTACCGATAAATATGTCAATGATGTATCAAGGGTAGATGCGCCCCCAACAGCAAGAATAGAACTAACCAAAGAACCGCCAAAATTAAGTATTAACCATCTATCTAAGATCAAAAAAATCAGTCAGTTGAAATTTGATCATCCAGCAAAACTGTATATCCAATCAAGAAAAATTCCAACCGACCAGCATTACAGGATATTTTATGCGCCCAAGTTTAAGACTTGGGTAAATTCTATTATACCAGAAAAATTAATATTTACAAGAGATGAGCCTAGAATTGTCATCCCCTTTCTAGATAGTAAAGGAAAAATGTTTGGCTTTACGGGTAGGGGATTTGACCCTAATGGATTACGATATCTCACTATCATGATAGATGAAAAGCCAAAAATATTTGGTCTGGATAAAGTCGATTCGAAAAAACAATATTATGTACTCGAAGGTGCGATAGATAGTTTGTTTGTTCCAAATTCTATTGCAATGGCGGGTGCTGATGGTAATCTTTCAGGGCTAGATAATGTTGAAAATGCGGTTTTCGTTTTTGATTTGGAATACAGAAACAAAGAAATTATGAAACGTGTCGAAAAAATAATTGACAAAGGCATGAAAGTATGCTTGTTCCCTAAAGGGATGACAAAGTATGGAAAAGACATAAATGATTTTGTATCAAGTGGATTATCATCATCTTATATTGTGGACATGATCAAGAAAAACGTGTATAGTGGTTTAGAAGCTAAGATAAAGCTGATCGATCTCAAAAACTGTTAACAACGGGGTAAATGTGTTGAAACTAATAAACGGCGATTGTCTACTAGAGATCAAAAAAATTGAAAGTGGGTCTGTTGATATGGTAGTTACAGACCCGCCATATGGTATGAATTTTGTGTCTAATGCAGCAAAAGAAGGTCCAAGACATAAAGCCATTAATGGTGATGATAAGGTAAATACAGAATGGATTTCAGAAGCTTTTCGCGTATTAAAAGATGGTGGTGGTTTCGTCACATTTTGTGACTGGAATACAAGTCACATTTGGCGGGAGTCTATTGAAAAAAACGGATTCAATTTGCGTTCACAAGGTGTTTGGAATCGTATGCATCATGGCATGGGCGATTTGACAGGGGCTTTTGCACCTATGCATGATATTATCTGGTATGCATCAAAAGGACGAAGAATCTTTGACAACAAACGATTGAAGTCTGTTTTTTCACATCGTAGACCAAGCCCATCCGAAGATAATGGGCATCCGACTTGCAAACCAGTTAGCCTCATGGAAGAAATTATTCATGGGATTGGTGATGGTTCTAATGGCATTGTTTTAGATCCATTCATGGGTTCAGGTAGTACAGGTGTAGCAGCAAAGAAATTGAACTTGCCATTTGTAGGAATAGAGTTAGATGAAACATATTTTGCAACTGCACAGAAAAGAATAAATGGCACAAGTGGATTGATAGATTTTTTTAATATGGGGGAAATATGAAAATTAAGAATGGTGAATTTTGGCTTGGCGATTGTCTTGAATTGATGAAAGATATTCCTGATGGTTCTATTGATATGGTCATAACCGACCCACCATACAAGATGACAAAAACAGGAAACTCATCAAGACCAAATTATATGCCAAACGGGTTTATAATAGGTGACAGTTTACCAGATACAAGAATTTGGTTCGAAGAAGTATTCAGAGTCATGAAAGATTCTACTCATTTTTACACATTCACAAATCGAAATGACTTGCGTAACTATTTAAACATAGCTGATGAAGTTGGATTTCATTTTCATAACATTATAAACATGATAAAAGATACAAATATGCCAAACAGATGGTATTTAAAATACACTGAACCAGTCTTATTTTTTAAAAAAGGTAAAGCAAAAGCAATACATGATATGACTAGTAGAGATTATCAACATGTAAAAATGCTAAAAGGTATTGATAAGATGCACCCAACTGAAAAACCATTATCTTTTATACAAAAGTTAATAACTAACTCTTCTGTTGTAGGTGACATCGTTCTAGACCCATTTGCTGGTTCTGGCACAACTGCTGTTGCTGCTGAAAAGAATAATCGCAAATGGATTTGTATAGAACAAAACAAAAAATATTATGATATAGCAACAAATAGAGTAATGGAAATGCATGTACACCAATCACACAATTTTTTTGGAGAATGAATATGACAGTAAATGCTATTTTAGCGCATGATAATAAATATGGTATAGGAAAAGATGGTGTTCTACCATGGCCACATTCCTCAGCTGATATGAAATGGTTTAGAGAATGTACTAATGGCCATATTGTAATTATGGGTAGAAAAACATGGGAAAGTATCGGTAGTAAAAATCTACCAAAAAGAATGAATATCGTAGTCACAAGATCAGAAATTATAGGCTCCCCTAAATATACTTGGTTTGGTGACATGAAGGAACTCATCGAAAATTTAAAAATGGAGTATCCAAACCTTAAAATCTGGATCATTGGCGGCGCTGATATTTATAGGCAAACCCTTCATCTATGCGACAACATTTTTGTGACTAAGATTGATGGTGATTATGATTGTGATGCATTTGTAGATATGAATATGTATCTTAATGGTTATGATAAGACGGCAGTAAACAAACAAGATGGGTTAGAATTTAGTATTTGGAGTAAGAATTGAAACAATATCATATGCTACTAAAAGATATTTTAGAAAACGGTGAAAATGTAAGTGACAGAACAGGGACAGGAACCCGTACCTTATTCGGTCGTCAAATGCATTTTAATCTTGTAGATGGGTTTCCAGCGGTAACAACAAAAAAACTTGCATGGAAATCTGTTGTTGGTGAATTGCTTTGGATGCTTGAAGGAAGCACAGATGAACGTAGGCTTGCCGAACTAACTTATGGTAAGCCCAGAAAAGATTTAGTTGGAAGAAATACAATTTGGACTGCCAACGCAGATAATCAAGGTGTTGCGTTAGGATATGAAAATAACGATTCTAAAAAAGAGCTGGGGCCAATTTATGGGGAAATTTGGCGAAATTTTGACTATTTCAGAGGATCAGAATGTGGTGTTGACCAAATACTGCAAATTATCGAACAAATAAAAGAAACACCAGATTCAAGGAGAATCATATTATCTGCTTGGAATCCTTTGTTAATTCCTGAAATGTCATTGCCGCCTTGTCACTACACCGCGCAATTTCGTGTGGTAAATGGCAAACTAAGTTGCATGATGACACAAAGATCTGGCGATTTATTTTTAGGAATCCCGTTTAATATCGCAAGTTATGCTCTCTTGACACATATTATTGCTCGTGAATGTGGTTTGGAAGTAGGAAATTTTGTACATTCTATCGGTGATGCGCACATATATAATGATCACTTTGATCAGGTAAAAGAACAACTGCTAAGAGAAGAATATGCTTTACCTACACTTGAAATTGGTGTAGAGTTTGACCTTATGGATAGACTACGCAATGGCTTTAAACTCGAAGATTGCCCTCTATTTACTCTTAAAAATTATGTACATCATCCCACAATAAAAGCACCAATGGCAGTATAAACACTAAACTTGGTATTTTGACATGTATAAATACACATCCCAGCACAACATATAGTAAATATATATTTGCTATCAAACAATTTTAACACTAAGAGGTACTGATGACTATAATTATTAAACGAGATGGACGCAAAGAGCAGTTAGATTTGAACAAAATACATACTGTTGTTGAATGGGCTTGTGACAAGATTACAGGGGTGTCTATTTCGGAAGTTGAACTGAAATCACAAATTCAATTTTATGCAGGTATTACGAGTGAAGAAATTCATGAAACTCTTATCCGTTCAGCATCCGAATTAATTTCAGAAGAAACCCCTAACTATCAATTTGTTGCATCAAAGTTGATTAACTTTGATCTTCGTAAGCGAGCATATGGGCATTATGAGCCTTGGCATATCAAAGATATCGTAAAGCGAGGCGTTCAGAAAGGTTTTTATAACCCTGACTTACTTTCTGTATACAATGATGAAGATTGGGCGTTTATGGAGGGTGTCATAAATCACAATAGAGACTATGAAATTTCATATGCTGGTATGGTGCAGTTCAGGACCAAGTATCTCGTAAAAAATAAATCGACTATGGAGTATTTCGAAACACCGCAAATTGCATACATGTTGATTGCTGCTAGTGGTTGTATTTCTGAAGAAAGTAAAGATAGACTTAAATTTATCAAGAAAATTTATAACCATCTTTCCAAGTTTGATTTTACACTGCCAACACCTATCATGGCAGGATTGCGGACTAATGTAAAACAATTTTCATCTTGTACTTTAATTGATGCTGGTGATTCACTTGATTCGATCAATGCTGCCGCATCGGCTATTGTAAAATACGCAGCCAATAAAGCAGGTATTGGTTTGAATATCGGAAGAATTCGCGCGGTTGGCTCTCCAATCCGTAATGGTGAAGTTACCCATACTGGTGTAGTGCCATTTATAAAATATTTCAATGCTGCGCTAAAAAGCTGCAATCAGGGTGGAGTTCGCAATTCAAGCGGCACATTTTATTATCCAATGTGGCATTATGAATATGAAGATATGATTGTACTAAAAAATAACAAAGGTACAGAAGACACGCGAGTTAGATCAGTAGATTATGGCGTTCAACTTAACAGATTTTTGATTCAAAGGCTAATCGAAGATGGCAACATTACTCTGTTTTCGCCCAACGATGTACCAGACCTTTATGAGGCTTTTTTCACAAATCAAGAATTGTTTGGAGAACTTTATGTCAAATATGAAAATGACAGTAGTATTCGTAAAAAAACAATAACTGCTATTGAGGCGTTCAGTGTCCTTGCGCAAGAAAGAGTTGAGACAGGTCGCATCTATATTCAATTTGTTGACAACACAAACGAGCAAGGTATGTTAGGCGAAGAAAATCCAGTATATATGAGTAATTTGTGTTTAGTCGGTGATACCAAAATTGATGTGATTTGTGATAATCAACCATTTAAAATTAATATAGAAGACTTGGGTAATTTTATGCGCAAGTATGATAACGTGGTGGTCAAGTCTTACAATACGGATACGAAGGCTGTTGAATATATGCCTATTGAAGCGTTTGGTCTCACAAACCCCGACGCAGATTTATATCAAGTAACTACCGATGATGATACACATAGTGTAGTGTGTACGAGCGATCATTTATTCTGGACTGATAATAGAGGATATGTGGCAGCAATAGATTTGACTGAAGAAGATAGAATAAAAACATTATAGTACAATGAAATACCTCTTTGCATAAATAAAATTAGTTAAATGCAAAGAGGTGCTACATGAACTATCGTAAACTACATGACAAATTTATAAATTATTTTATAAATACCGCCCCTAAAGAAAGGTTAATGGCAAAAAATAATATAGACAAAAGGCTTGATAAAGAGAATTTATATGTGGAGATTCATCATATAATTCCTAAACATGATGGTGGGTGCGATTCGCCACATAATCTTGTTACTCTATTACCCGAAGAACACGTCTTCATACATAAGCTAAGATACAAGGCTTACGGTCAAAGAGGTGATATGCTTTCTGTTAGGTTTGTTCTTAATGGTATGAAAAGCAATGCTAGATTTAATGTTGATGGGTCTAACATGCACCTTACTAAGTATATATTAGGCGGATATGCGTTCATAAAAAGTAATTCATCTGAATTCAGAAAAAAAGTTGGGTGGCATACGCCAAATGGAGCTAAAAAAATATCCGAATCGAGGAAAGGCAATATGCCAGTGAAAGATGTTGATACTTTAAAAATTATAGGTTCAGTAAGTTGCCAACACCCTAAAGTGATATCGGGTCAGTGGGTCCACCATAGTAAAGGTGTAAAATACACAGATGAAAGAAAATTATCTATGGTAAATGGTAGTGGGGATAAAAATAATAACTATTCTGGTTATGATGATGACCAACTCATTTTAAACTTTATCGAAATATGCAATAAATTAGGATATATACCAGGTCATAAAACAGCAACAGATTTTGGGGTTGAAAATAATATATATTTTCCTAAGTCAATAAAAGATTTTAGGTTTGATGGAGATGGCTTTCGTGGTATGATACAAATAGTGGAAGAAAAAACAGGTCTAAAATATGACCCATACTATACCAGAAGATCTGGTCGTGTGAAAATAATAAGCGGAAAACGTTGTTGGGTTACTGACGGCGTTAATAGCAAATCAATCTCTTTTATTGATTTGAATGAATATAATCTAATAGGATGGAAAAAAGGAAGAACATTATATGGCAAAAGTAATAAAATTAAATAAAAGAGCCCCAGTATATGATATAACAGTAGCAGAAAATCATAACTTTTTTGCTAATGGCGTTTTAGTGCATAATTGCGCCGAAGTCGTACAGACCACAAAGCCAATGCAAAGTATTAGTGATGTTGACGGACTAATATCATTGTGCACACTTGCTGCATATAATATGGGCAATATTAAAACGCCTGATGATTTTGAAAAACTTTCAAAAGTAGTTGTAAGGTTTTTAGATAATGTTTTGACATATCAGACTTATCTTCTACCATCCGCACTTTCATCAACATTGAAGTATCGTAACATTGGTATTGGAATATCGAATTTGGCATACTTTTTAGCCAAAAACAATTACAAATATACAGGCGAAGACACACCAAAATTCTTACATCCATATATGGAGGCAATGGGGTATTATACTATTAAAGCGTCGGCTGAACTTGCACAAGAAAGAGGTTCTTTTGATGCTTTTTCCACTACTAAATGGGCCAAAGGTAAATTGCCCATTGATACATATCGCAAAGCTGTTGATAGTATTGTAGAAAACGATTTGTTGCTTGACTGGAATGCATTACGCGAAATTACTAGCAAAGGCATGAGAAATGCTACAATACTGAGCTTGATGCCTGTTGAAACTTCGAGTCAGTTGGTTAATGCTACTAATGGTGTTGAGCCGCCCCGTGGACTTATTTCTGTCAAGAATTCAAAGGATGGTTCTATGAAGCAAGTTGTTCCAGAGATTCAACGGCTGAAAAATAAATATGATCTTTTGTGGGATCAAAAATCACCTACTGGTTATCTAAATATTATGGCCACGATACAAAAGTTTGTGGATCAATCTATTTCTACGAACACATCTTACAATCCCGAATTTTATCCAAGCAATGAAATTCCACTTATGGTCATACTTGGTGACATCATTTATGCTTGCAAAATGGGAATTAAGACACTATACTATTGCAACACATATGATATGTCTGGTGAAGTAAAATTAGATGAGCCGCTATCTGTAAATGAAGTCACAGACGGCGATGATGATTATTGTGAATCTTGCGTACTATAAATTTAAATAAAAGGAAAATATAATGACACTAACAGTAGATTATACGGGCAGGGGGATGTTCCTTGATGGTTCTGTAGATATCGCAAGATACGATCAACCACAATTTCCTGCTCTTGATCGGTTTGTTAAACAACAAAGAGGATTCTTTTGGGTTCCAGAAGAAATCAATGACATCAATAAAGACAAAGAAGACTTTCGGAGTTTAACCGAGCATGAACAGCATATTTTTATTTCAAATTTGCTGCGTCAAACCCTTTTAGACAGTATTCAGGGACGCGCGCCTTCCGAAGTGTTTTCGCCAATTACCTCTGTACCTGAAGCAGAAATCTGGACACAGACTTGGGCATTTAGTGAAACTATTCACTCTTACTCGTATACTTATATAATTCGCAATATATTTCCAAAACCAGATGAAATTTTTAGCAAAATGCCTAGTATCATGGAAATTGTAGATTGCTCAAATGACATTTCACATTATTATGACGATTTAGACAAATATAATAAATTAGTTTCTCTATATGGATATACCGATGGCCGAAACTTACATGACCATAAAAAACTGCTTTGGAAATGTATTATGTCAGTAAATATTCTCGAAGGCATTAGATTTTTTGTGTCTTTTGCATGTTCTTGGAATTTTGCCGAACGTAAACTTATGGAAGGCAATGCGAAAATTATTAAGTTGATTGCCAGAGATGAAAATCTACATTTAGGATCTACGCAATATATGTTAAGAGAGCTTGTACGTACTGATTCGGAATTTGCGGATATTGCAAAAGAAACTGAACAAGAATGTATTGATATGTTCAAAGATGCAATTCTACAAGAAAAAGCATGGGCAAAATATCTATTCAAAGAAGGTTCTATGGTGGGCCTAAATGAAAATATTCTTTGTGATTATGTAGACTATATCGCAAAAGTTCGTATGAAAGCAGTAGGGCTTCCATGCGATATTGAAATTTCGCAAAATCCACTACCTTGGACTTTGAAATGGATTGGCGGAAAAGAAATGCAGCCTGCGCCACAAGAAACAAATATAACATCTTATCGTATAGGTGGTATGAATACTGCGGTGGATAAAAGTGCTATGGGTAAATTTTCACTATAAAAAACTGAAAATCCTCTGTTTAGGGGGTTTTCATATACATTTTTTTATGATAGAATATAAATTCATCCACAATCATAGGATTACATCAGTATGTGGGAACTTTGGGTAGAGTATAGTTATGGCTGGACATGGCGGGTAATTGGTGCTGTAGAGCCTAATGACTTGCTTCAAAATATTATTGACGAAACGAATGATAATGATTTTATTTCAATGCGGGTGGTTTCAAAAAAAGAAGATAGACCAATCGTATTGAATTAAAAATACACCAACATCATTTTACCCCGATGGCACCAAGAATATTTTTGGTGGACACTATTGAAATTAATAAATCTGAAATTGGCGGGCATACTTGCCAATTTCTTTCTTGAATCTGTTATTATTATAGGCTATAATAGTCTTTGGTATGAAAAAAGGGAAAAACATGAAAATAATTGGTATGGCTTTTATTGCCTTACTTTTATTTTGTAGTCAAACTTTATCACAAACATGTGACTATGAAAAAGAAATTAAAGTGCTTGCATTGAACATGTATCATGAGGCTCGTGGCGAGGGTCATGATGGTATGCAAATGGTTGGCGAAGTAACACTAAATAGAGTTGAGAATAAAAACTTCCCAGATAATATATGCGATGTTGTTTATCAACGCAGTCAATTTTCTTGGACAAAAACAAAAAAAGACCACACACCATATAATGAAAAGCTTTGGGCCGAGTCACTTGAAATAGCAGAAAACCTTATTAATGGTGAAGTAGAATATTTCAATAACGGCGCTACCCATTTTTTAAATCCAGACAAATTGAAGCGGATGCCTACATGGGCAATAAAGTTCGAAAAAGTTGTTAGGATCGGCAATCATATATTTTATGCTATGTGAAAGGATTTGTAATGAATAAAAGCGTCAAAAAGGCTGAATTAAGTATTGAATTTTCAGATTATGAAGATGATGAAATGATTGATGAAATCGTAGATAGAGGTTATAAAGTTTTTGACGAAAATTTATATGACCTTGATGATGATGTCATGGTCAAATTATTGAATGAAAGAGGTTCCTTTGTATACGATAGTGAAGAAGCCACGATATCTAATCACGAACTTAGTTTACTAAAAGATATTTTTGGAAATCCCAGATTAGGGTCTGAGGAATCAAACCTTCAAGATAAGGTACTTTATATAATAGAGCAGCAGTTTAAATCTTGATAGTCAACGTCAATAATAGATTATTTGAAACAAAATATTTCCCTTTTTTCAGAATAGAACAGACCGAAGATTTTGATATATATACCATAACCTACCCATCTGGATTCCAAGAAGAAATGGTAGTGTTTGACCAGAAAGATTATATGAATCGTCTAAAATGTCATATGAGGTTTTTGATAAGTGAATACGCACTTGAAGAAGACGATATGCTAACGCCAAGGGCAATGAAATTAAAAAACGACATATTAGACATGATAGAAGAAAGATCCGATAATGCAAAAAGAATTTAGAATTATTGTATGTGGTGGACGTGACTATGGTTGGGTGATAAACTCTAATCGCAAGAAAACCATGAATGCACAAGAAGTAAAGTTTATGTTTGATAGATTAGACATTCTGCGACAATCGGTAGAAGAATTAGGCAGAACACTTATTGTTATCCAAGGTGAAGCTGAGGGCGCGGATTCTTGGGCAAAGAAATGGGCAGAAACTAACGACATTCTAAATATGGGATTCTCTGCCGATTGGGATACATATAAAAAAGCTGCGGGCGCAATTCGTAATAAGCAAATGCTGACCGAAGGCAAACCAGATTTGGTAGTTGCTTTTAAAGGTGGCAAAGGTACATCAAACATGATTGAACAGTCAGAAAAGGCAAAAGTGCCAGTAAGGAAATACTAAATGACAAAAACCTTTACTACAATCTGTTGCATATCCTGTTCAAAAGTACTCGATAATTTAAATTACGAAGGACAAGATGGAAAAGCAATTGAAGTACACCCGATGAATGGGTTGCACTTTAGAACTTATGGACATTACGGGTCCACTATATTCGATCCAATGGGCACAGGTGAAACACTCGACGTTGCTATTTGTGACGATTGCATCATGGAGAACCTTGATAAAGTTCGCGGTTCTGGAAAAAGAGGGCTATCATAAAATGGAAAATGGTTGGTTTGATTTGAAAACAGAACCCCCAACAGGAAAAGAATATGCAGTAATTCTTTTCCCTTGTAAAACCGATTGTGGAGTGTTATACACAATAAGCAATCCGTTTTACGCAAAGAGCGAGTATGCATTGAAGGCTGGATATACTCATTGGTGTAATTTCGAATTATCACAAGATCATGATAAACTTGTTGCTTGGCAAGATAACTTAAATTAGAGGAATTTAATGTGATTAGAGTAGAATACATCCCAACTTTTATTACGAGTTCGCCACTGCCAAACGGCGAACAAACTTGTGAGTTTTGCACTTTCGCTGAATTTAAAGCTTGGGTACAATCTTATGTATGTATTCATTGTCTTGTGGATTTTACGATGAGCAATAATCGTTCCCCAGAAACACTATCTGAATGGCTTGATATGGGCTGCGGTTGTGAAATTGATATTGAAGATGACACCAACCAAATTGATTGGGAATCAAAGATGACACAACCAAGTAATTTAGAAGAAGAGTTATCAATGTTGAATGATGATTTTGGCATAGGCGACCAAGATATTAGCGTTTCCCTACCAGATGATGTGATTGATATGTTGAAGGATGAATAAGATGACAAAATATCAAAAACCTGCGGAAGGTGTATTAAAAATTGATGCTTCTTGGGGTAACTCTTTGGTTTATCATGTTCGATGCGATTGTGGTGACGAATATTGTTCGCATGAAGTTGAAATTGAAGCAGACAAAATGCATATCCAAGTACATACGCACCTTATCGTACATACCAGATGGTCTGGAAAAAGCCGATGGAAACAAATCTGGCAAATACTCACAAAAGGATATGTAGAAATGCAAAGTACGATTGTGATGAAAGAGCAAACCGCGTTAAATTATGCTGAAACTATAAAGCTTGCAATAAATCAGAGCAAAAAACTATAATGCAATTTTTTATTAAGATTAAGAAACGCAAATTGTTTATCCTATTCAACAGAAATTGGATAAATGTAAATAGCGAAATTATGGCAGGTGGCGGTGGTATTAAAGGATTCTGTATTTTGTTTACAGGTCTTATAAAATGCTTTTTTGGTGTACACAGGTTTCACAAGATTTTTTCTGTTAATAGCATGGATTTTAGTAATCAATGTAGATATTGTAGAAGTGAGTTTAAGATGCGTTATGCGGTAATGATACCTTTTGAAGGTAGTTATATGTATGTAACAAAACTACCTATTGATGCCCATAGCAAAAATATTGAAGTTCATACATATAACACACTATATAAAGCTAAAGAAGCAGCACTTATTTGGGGTCCGTTGGCAAAAGTTGTTGAGTATCCAGATACCACAAAGGAAATTATATGAGAATTAATTATTGGAGTTGTAGTAAGTTTGCCGATAAAATTCGCGGCACTGAAAAAATTGAGTCTGGCACTGCCGATGAATGGGCATCTTGGGATAGAAATGCAAAAAACTTTAACAAATTTAGATTTTGGGTTGCCGAAGAAGCCCTTGATGGTATTCAAAATTTCGTAAATTGGCCCAAAGATAAGATTTATGCAGTAAAATATTATGTCGTGAATCGTTGGGTTGATGAGACACACGCTCTTGTTGCGCACAAAAAACATATCAAACGGGGGCAATATCTAGATTTTGATAGCAGGATTTTGATATGCTTATTTGATGAGCTCGTAGATTTTGTAGAAATCGAAATGGCATATTCTTATCATCGCTGGGACGAAGAAAAAATAAAGAAATTGTCTTGGTGGCAAGGTGGAATGTGGCGTACTAGAACATGGCGCAGTTCGGAATTTGGAATTAAGCATCTTCAATGGTCAATGTCATTAACTAACGAAGATTGGCTTGAAGATGATAAAAAGCAAGAAGCAGCCCCTACTTCACAGGCGATAAATGCTAAAGAAATACTACATCTTTACACATGGTGGACTGAAACATACCCTAATCGCCCAGAAGCGTATGATTTGAGTGGTTGGAGTGCATATTGTGACGACAAGAGATCTAGGGGTGTAGGATTTCTGGAAACGGACCCTAACGAAGACCATGAAAAAACTGGTATTATGCTTGAAAATATCAATTCAATCGAAAAATCATATGAAGATGAAGATACAGAAATGTTAATTCGTCTCATTAAAATTAGAAGGTCATTGTGGACATGAAAATATTTTGGTTTGCCCTTGGGGTACTATTACTTGGAATTGCATATTTGGGTGTTATTCTACCTGGGATTCCTTGGAGTACCCCTGCGGTGGGCGCAGCATATTGTTTTGCAAAATCCAGCACTAGGATGCATAAATGGATTTACAGCCATAAATTGTTCGGTCCTTTCTTGATTGGATGGCAAGAAAAAAGAATCTTCCCATTGAAATTCAAGTTTTTTATGGTAGGAACAATGTCAACTTCACTATTATTTCTGTGGTTTACTACAGGTAATGTATTTGCAGTAATGGGGTCTGGTGGGTTTATGTTGTTGGTCGGTATTTGGAGTTGGAGATACCCAAGTTCAGATGATGAATACCAAAAAAGAGTAAAAAATCAAAAACGTATAGGATGGTTAAAGTAAATAAAAATCATACACTAAATACAGGTGTTGTGACATCAAACCACCTTCACTTTTGATGTTACATAAAAGCCCATACTACTAATAATCAGTGGATCACATATCCGCGTAGAATTGAAGGAAAAATAATGAATAAAAAAGCATCAAAATTTGACTTGGCTGATATTTTTGGCAAGCAGACCAAACAAGATGATAAAAGTTTTTGCAAGCCTATTATGCATATACATGAATTTTACCTAAGTGGTGTCATAGAAACCGCAGATGAATACATCCCATGGTTTGACACAATTCGCCATGCTGGTTCTAATGATGCAATAAAAATATACATAAATTCGTATGGTGGTGATATGAATACCGCAATTCAAATGTTGAGAGTTATCAACGAGACAGAAGCAACAGTAATTGCATCTATCGAAGGCGCATGTATGTCAGCAGCTACTATGATATTGTTGGCGGCAGACAATGTTGAGGTTTCGCCACACTCACAAATTATGTTTCACAACTATTCAGGCGGCACTATCGGCAAGGGCAGTGATATGCATTCGCAAATAGAGTTTGAAAGAAAATGGTCTATCAAACTAATGAATGATGTATATCAGGGGTTTCTATCAAAAGATGAAATCCAAAAACTTATAGACGGTAGTGATATATGGATGGATGGCGATGAAGTTGTCAAGCGTCTTGAAGCAAAAAACAAGAAAGATAAACCAAAGTCCAAGAAAAAATCAGAAGAATAAACTACAATTTTGATATGTTGTTTGTGTTAGTAGAATTAAATTCCAACCTAGCACAAACAACAACAAAAGATGTATATCCCCTATTGACAAGCCTCCCAAATTATCATATAACATAGATAAAGAAAAGGAGATATCAATGCGTATCACTGCTGAAAATATGACTTCTATCGCAATCGGAACCAAAGTTGTTATGATCTGGGGTGCATACTACCCAACAGAAGAAGGTCTCGTAGTTGATTACAAAATTATGCCACCTTCAAAATTCTTTCCGGCCAAATATATGGTTGTTGTAGAAGGTGATAATGGCCGAATCCATGACACAACAGAATTTGTAAGTTCTGGAGTCGGAATTTATCTCGAAAGTGTTTATATGCAACCCAGAAGCTACTAAGGAAAACAAAATGGCCGAAAATGATTTGATTGTAGGTATAAATCCACTAGTAATTTCTTCTATTGGCTATATTAGAGGTCATAGAAGCGGAAAGCACCCTAGAAAATTGAGGTTGCTGGGAAATAAGAATCCAATACGAAAGTTTTTTGGTTTTTACGAACAGTCAATTTTTGATATGTGGTGGCATCCTTCTATAAAAATTCATGGTTCTGATGGCAGCACAATCGCAAGTATTTCATGTAAGAGTAATGAACAAGCAAAAATTCGTTCAAAAGAACTTAATAAAAAGCTCGATGATTATGTCTTTTCTTTAAAGCAAAATAATACAAATTAAGAGTTGACACGCCATAAAATTTAGCACATCATTATAATGAAATAACAAGGATAATAAAAATGAAATGTTTTTTTGCTGATAATATAATCATCAATATGAATACAATTTGTGCTCTTGATATCAAAAATGGTATTGTCACAATGATTGGTGGACATACTGTGGCCCTGACTATCAGAGAAACAAAAAATCTTGTTGATGTTCTGACAGAAGTGCATCGTAGAGAATGCATTTAAAATTGACTGGTGTGTGTAAGGAGAATTTAAAATGACAAACCCAATTTGCACCGTGATGGTTGGTATGCCCGCGATGGGGAAGTCTACACAAGTTGATCTATTGAAAAAAATAGACCCAGATATTTTTGTATACAGTACAGATAACTTCATCGAAGAAGCTGCCCTGCAATTCAATCTTACTTATGATGAAGCGTTCGAAGCAAATATTAAAAATGCAACTTCGTCAATGAACGCACTTCTTGATATTGCTGCGCAAAACAAACAAAATGTTATCTGGGACCAAACAAATTTAGGACTTGCCAAACGCAAAAAAATCATAAATCGTATGAAACAGGCGAATTATGATATTCACTGTCATTGCATTGTTCCACCAGAAGTCAAAGACGTTGACAATTTACATGCTTGGAAATCTCGCCTATTAAATCGGATTGGCAAAACTATCCCCATTAACATATTGACAAGCATGTATAATTCTTATATTATTCCATCTATTGATGAAGGGTTTGATATGATTACTTTTGTCGATATGAATGGAACATTATTGTCTACAAATCATATCGAGTTGCCTTTATGATGTACAATCCTGATAATTGGGTTGTTGTATATTTTAAAACCGAAAATCCACACTATAGGGTGGTAGCTGGATGGAGTGGTGGATACACAACAGGCAATAGTTGGAAAATGAGCTCTGGGATTGTTGGTGTTACAATAAACGAAGATAAGTTTACCTTTACTGGTTACAGTGGTTCTACATACTTATGCCACAAAGACTCATACTGTTTTCGATTGAATAATGCACACGTTTGGGATATGCTTGTAAAAAAACATGGCGATAATGTAGAAATTGTAGATGAATTTGTTGATTGGAAAAACATGGATTGGATTATATAATGTGGAGTAAAATACAAAATTAGTGCTTGCGCGGTACTACCATAAATGCTATAACTAACACACAGGTAAAACACAGGAGACGAAAGTGGGACGCATTATTACTCCAACCTACCGCGCCGAATACAGAGACCAAGCTGGATGGCATGTGATTGCGTGGAATGTCCGAGGCGGCGTCAACAGCACGGCGAACGGTGCACCGACTGATAAAAACGCAGAGATCATGCGCCGCAATCTGAACGCCAGCTTTGAGCAGAACGGCTGTAACTATCACGCGTCGGTTGCAGCAGGATACCTCATCCATGTTAGTCAGGTTCGCCTAATCCATCAAGCAACAGGCCAACAAGTTGCCAATATCGCCGCGCCCATGTTCGAAATTTTTAACTAGTTATATGTGAAATACATGTTGACTTACTGGATGGAAAAAAGAAACCCCTTGGGGGTGTAGACTTTCATTAGAAGAAGAAGAGTGGTATTGTGATGATTGTCCTGTACAAGAACAATGCCCAGCTCAAAAACATTGGAGTAAATAATATGAAAAATGATCTATTTGGTGATCGTATGAAAGAGTACGAAAAGGTATATACATCAGCAAGAATTTCACAACCAGACATCTTATGTGTTAGGATAGATGGAAAGCGATTTAGTAAGTTCACCAAAGGTTTTATCAAACCCTTTGACATTAATCTTAATAGGGTTATGGTAGATACAACTATGCAAATTGCAACAGAAACAAATGCAAAATTTGCGTATACACAGTCAGATGAGATCACTTTGATCTACTCAATGGATAACCCAGAAGCAGAATATATTTTTGGCGGCAAAGTATCTAAAATAAACTCTATACTTGCATCTATGACTACTGCATATTTTAACGCAGAAATACTAAAAGTTGCCCCTACACAAATGGCAGGCAATGGCTATGCATTCTTTGATTGTAGATCCTTTGCGGTCCCATCTTTAATCGAAGCTTCTAATGTAATTTTGTGGCGTGTTCAAGATGCAAAGAAAAATAGTATCTCATCGCTGTTCAGATGGACAGCGGGGCATAAAAAAATGCAAAATTTATCTGGAAAGGATATGATTAGAGTTTTGGAGAAAGATTTTACTGTTGTATGGGATAATTTGCCCAATGCTCAAAAATACGGGACATACATCAAACCTGTGTCCCATGATATCTGTATAACACCCAAAAAACTATATAATGGCACGAATAAAATCCAAACTGTCAAAAGAAAAAAATACGAAGAAATTGATTTGGGGTATTTCGGTGGGTATTCACTCGAAGAAAGAGTAGAACTTTTAACTAGTCATATGTGAAATACATGTTGACTTACACCCATTTTAGATATATAAAGTAATTCTAATGACAAATAAAGGAACACACCATGAAACTAACTTTTGGAATACTGCTTATCGTTTTTGTTGCGGTTATGCCGCTTGTATTGATCTGGGCAGTTAATACCCTATTCCCAGTTGCTGCTATCCCGTTCGTATTTGAGACTTGGTTGGCCGCGCTTGTAATCGGCGGCATGTTTAGTAAAAACACGGCTGGTAAATAACAGGCTGACACTGCCCTATTGTGATGCTATTGTTAAACAGTAGGGCGAAAACATATCAAAGGAAAACACGCTATGACATACTTTCTGATTATACTTATTACACCTATTATTGCACTTGCAGTAGGTTATTTTTATGGACACGACAATACCGAGCCAGTTTTTGACTTGCAAAATGAGAAAGATATCTGACATGTTTAATTTTTTACTTTTGTTGTTTGTCGTTTTTAGTATTGGCATGGCGGCTTTCACTTTTTCAAAATGTGGTTCGCGTACATTGATGCTAGGAAATGGCGGTGCTTATGCAGCATTTAGTGGTATGTGCGACAATTAAAACTAAATTGGTGCTTGACAGGATACGGATTAATTGATAATCTGTATTCATAAGGTAACACAAAAAGGAACGAAACATGTCTTACATCTCAAAAGAAATGAAGTCTGTCCGTATGCCAAACATCAAAGCCGTACTGAAAAAGTATGACATGAAAGGTACTGTTTCTATACCTAACAATTCTAAGATAGTCGTTACACTTACTTCAGGTAAGGTTAATATTGGCGAAAATGTAAATGTTTACAACATTGATTATAACTTTAAAGGTGTTGCAAAAGACTTTTTGAACGAACTTGTTGCCGCAATGAAAGGCAGCGATTGGTATGATAATTCCGAAGTCAATAGCGATTACTTTGATGTCGCATTTTATTACGGTATTGATGTAGGTAGGTGGCCTAAGAAATTCGTACTTACAGAGTAATTTTAACATGAAATTAATGAGGGCTTGAATGTCAAACTTCCTAACGTTTTCTAAACTGGTGCGCAAACAATTTGATATGATGTCAAAAGGCGAGCTATTTACCACAGATATTGATACAGATGTTCTTTGGAATGCTTATCTAGGAGCATTTCCACAAGGTACTGATCCTATTTTTAAAGAGCGCACAGAACATGATTGTAACTGCTGCAAACAATTTATTGCCAATATTGCAAATGCAGTATCTATTAAAGATGGTGTAATGACAACAGTTTGGGATGCCGCTATTGTAGATGCACCTCATCCATATGACGTAGTATCTGCGACAATGGCAGAAATTGTTCGGTCAAGCAATGTGAAAAATATTTTTCGCAAATCCGAAGCACGTTATGGTCAAGAAGTAAGCTACCAACAAATTGAGAATAATGATGTGAAACAGTGGCATCATTTTGAAGCAGAACTAAAATGCAAATTTGTTTCTGCTGAAGGCCCAACTCTCATGTCAGTCGCAAAATCAAATGTGCATGTTTTTCAGCGTGGGTTAGACGAGCTAAGTATGTCTGCAATTGATTCTGTATTGGATCTTATCAAATCTAACAGCATCTATCGTGGGCAAGAGTTTCAATCCATCATGGAACAGTTTAAACATTTTAAAGAGCAGTACGGAAAGCTTAATTCAGACCAATCTAAAAATTCATATGTATGGGAACACTTTTCTAATTTTGCATCCCGTCTTCGCAACACTGTAATTGGTTCGCTGGTTCAAGATTTGACAGAAGGCGTTGATTTAGAACAGGCTGTGCGGATGTACGAGTCGAAAGTGGCACCTGACACTTATAAGCGTACTACATCACTTATCACGCCAAATATGATCAAAGAAGCAATGAAAACTGTTGATGATTTGGGCATTGGTGAAAGCCTAAAGCGTCGTTTTGCGAATCTATCTGATATCAGCGTAAACGATGTTTTGTTTGTAGATACGAAGGCTCGTGATCAGATGAAAGATGGCGGGATTGCGGATCTTCTAATGAAAGAAGTAAAACCACAGAAAAAAGCTACACAACATAAAATTGAAATTGGCATTTCAGAATTTATCAACACTGTAATTCCACGTTCCGAATCTATGGAATTGCTGTTGAAAAATGAATTGTCGGAAAATCTTATGAGTTTGACAGCACCTATCAATGAAGATGCACAAAACATTTTTAAATGGGATAACAACCTATCTTGGTCATATAATGGTAATGTTGCTGATTCTATCAAAGAAAAGGTGAAGCGCGCGGGGGGTAATGTAGATGCTCAGATGCGCGTAAGCCTGAATTGGTTTAATACAGATGATTTGGATATCTATGTAACTGAACCAAATGGCAATCGCATTTATTTTAGTAACAAATCAAATAAGCTTGATGTTGATATGAATGTCAGTAATCCTGTTTGTGATGCGGTGGAGAACGTTCGGTGGTTGACTACGCCTAGTGATGGGTGTTATAGTGTTATGGTCAATAATTTTACCAAACGGGAATCTATTGATGTGGGATTCAATCTTGAAGTAGAATCACATGGTAAGATTTATGAGTTTTCTTATCCTAAAGGGGTACAAGGTAATGTAAAATCTATCGAGATTTATGTTAAGAATGGTGAAATTGTTTCAATTGATAAGCATTCCGGCATCCAAGAAAATTCTGCGTGCAGAGAAATTTGGAATTTGAAAACAGAAACATTCGTAAAAGTCAATACTATTGCTACCAGCCCAAACTATATGGATGAAAATGGTTCGGGGAATAAGCACTGGTTTTTTGTGCTTGATGATTGTATCAATCCAGATGAGACAAGAGGATTCTACAACGAACAATTGCGCACCGACCTAACAAAACATCGCAAAGTGTTTGAAATCCTTGCAGACAAACTAAAATGCGAGTATACTACAAAGCAGATGAGCGGCGTCGGTTTTTCTTCTACCAAAAAGAATTCTGTTGTTGTTCATGCTAAAGGCGAAAAACTTAATCAACTCTATAAAATAAACTTTTGAAGGGAAATAATATGAATATTTTTGAAAATGCTACACGTCGTAAATTCGGGTTCACTTCAGTTGTGGGGGTTCTTACTGTGACAGAATTGTGGGATTTGCCGCTTACATCTGCGCGCGGCGCAAACTTAAATGATGTTGCAAAGGCTATCAATCGTGATTTGAAAATGCAAGAAGAAGATACTTTTGTCTCAACTTCTGTAAACACCAAACGTGCAGTAGACGAACAGAAGCTCGAATTGGTCAAATATATCATTGCTGTAAAGCAACAAGAAAACGCCCAACGTATTGAATCTGCCGAAAAAGCAAAACGTAAAGAGCAATTGCTTACACTTTTGGCAAAAAGGAAAGATCAAATTCTGGAAAATAAGACACTGGAAGAAATTCAGGCAGAATTGGCTACATTGGACTGATTATAGGGGCAGACTAAATTAGTCTGCCCCACCACCAACCGCAACAAAGGACATAATTATGGAAAAGAAAAAAATTAGCATTGTAATTTCCGGTGCTACTGGGGCCGGAAAATCCACAGTTGCCGCCTATATTATGAAGGCATTTAGTGATGCTAAAGTAGAAGTCAAATTTCTAGACGAAGATCTTTCTTCTATCGAGCACAAAAATCTATTTGCCGAGCAAAGTAGACTAGAAGCAGTACTTTCCAATGTTGCTATATCACTAGAGACAAAACAGTTAAAACTAATTGGCTGTGTTAGAGGGTTCTGCATTGCCAAGGATGTAATTGAATGAATGAACATCATAGTAAATTATTATTATTTTTGCTGGCAGCAGAAAACAATGATCCCACTATGCGTTTTGGGGTCTATACTATCCATGAAGCTATCAATAGTCTTGCATCAATACTCGAAACCACTCCAGACAAATTACGAAAATCGTTAGAATAAAATTTTATTAGTTATCAAAGCTATTGACAGTGCAGTAAAAATAGTATAATTTTTTATTGTAACCAAAGTAAACAGAAAGAGACTTAAAATGAATGCTGATGAATTATCTGAGCTACTTAGCGAAAACTTCGCGTTGGATGTGGAAGTAATCCAAGGTTTTAATTGTAACGAAATACGGGTGCGTATTCGTAATATAAACACGGGACGTGATGTTCTAACAACCTCTGCTTATTTGCCAGACCCCGAACACCAATAGTAGAAGTGACACAGTTAATACATTAAAATAGATAGGAAAAATAATGGTTGAAGTAATTACAATTACAAAGTTCAAGTCAAAAAATGGATTGACATACGAAACGCATGATCTTGCAAAAAAAGCAGATGATGAATATGCTTTTAGCATGTGTGATATGGGCGCTACAGAGGTCAAAAATTACGAAAAAGAATTTGATATGTATATGAAACGGTTGACATCTTTGGTAGAAACTAACAGGACTTCTTTTCCTATGTTCTGGAGACTTATAGGAAAACACACTTCCGAAAACTTTATGGCAAATAGCTATGACCAAATAGAAGAAATTGGTATGGCCATGTTTAGTACGAATTATCAGTATTATATCTCTGATGATGAAAAAACAAGAAGCATAGCAAAAAATATTATGGACAATTCAAACAAGAAAGCAGCGTATGCTTTCGTATGGGAACGCTCCAACAAAGGCTACGAATACGAAGATGTAGAAAAATTTACTGTCACAACTTTTGGCTGATGAAAATTATTAACAGAAAAAGACACTTTATGTATTGACTAACCATTCAATCTGTCGTATACCTATTATGTAGAAAATAGTAAGGATTTAAAATGACAGGTGCTGAAAAATTAATTGCTTCTTTTTACTCGAAACCCGTTACTTTTTGTACCTCATCCGATGGATTTCGTGCGGTAGAAGTTTTTAATGTACACACATTTAGTTATGAAGTGCATGAAGTCCTTGTTTTGGCAGCGGAAATTATGAAATATAAGCGCATGATGAACCGCTTGCGCAACAAAAGAAACAAATAATATTTTTATGTTGGCATGAAACCAGTATAAGATTTGGTGAGGCAAAATGAGTAAAACAAGATATATAGGCGATGTACACGGCTACGTTCGCGAACTGCAATTGGTCCTGAACAATCTTCCTCAGGAAGTCACTTCTGTCGTTCAAGTTGGTGATATGGGCGTGGGGTTTGAAAAAAGCAAATATTGGCACACAAATCTTGATAATATGATGGTTCGCAAAAATGCAAAATTCATTCGAGGAAATCATGACTCGCCTAATGAATGTAAGAAGATGAAATCGTGGATTCCAGATTCTACAGTTATTAATGATGTAATGTATATGGGCGGTGCTTGGTCGATTGATCACCATTGGAGGACTATGGGTATTGACATGTGGGAGGATGAAGAACTCTCTTATGCTGATCTAAACATTGCTATCAATATGTTTGAACTTGCACAGCCAAGAGTAATGGTTACGCACGATTGTCCTGCAGAGATCGCTCTCGAACTGTTTATCAAAACAGGGAACAGTTTAGGAGGTAAAAACCAATCCAAAACTAGGACCGCATCGGCACTACAGGCCATGTTTGAAGTCCACCAGCCCGATTTGCACATTTTTGGTCATTGGCACACTGATGTTGATAAAGTTGTAAATGGGACAAGATTTATTTGTCTTGGTGAACTCAGCTATTGTGATGTTGATGATGATACTCTTGAAGTTGCATGGTAAAAATAATATAATCACTTTGAAATTAAGGAACATTTCATGAAAAATTATAAAGTTGACAATTGGGTTATTATAAAATTTAATGGTGTGGAACCACACTATAGAGTTCTCAGTGGAAAATCAGGTGGCTACCTTGATGGTAGCAGTTGGTGCATGGAAAGCGGCATCATAAGTGTTAAAAGTAGAACTGACCATTATGTGAGTCTAGGCGAAAAGATAGAAATCTTTTTGTATGAATTTTTCAGCACAAGTGGTTCTTGTTACACTTGCAACAAAGAATCTTACGGTATCAAAATGAACAACGCATATGTTTGGGACAAGCTAAAAAAAATCCATGGGGATGAAGTCGAATTGATGAACGAAGATACAGATTGGCTGGACATTGATTGGCTGATCAAAGTATAGTATTATAAATTTCAGTACTATAGTTGTTGGATTATAATCCAAGAACATTTTCAACAGTGTTTTCTAAATTAGCGATTGTTGCGTTGATTGCATTGTGGCCTATCACCTATAAAAGAACGTAATATCTATTGACTTTGATCTACTGAAAAAGTATAGTTGACGCAACACTTCGATTAGCTTATAACAATAAAAGGTCTGTGAAATGAAAGTTTATATTTACCTACATGACTGGCATGTTGATTATGATATGCACGGTACTAATATCGTCTGGGTGTCAGATGAACTACATCTACCAACTTATAATTCTATAATTCAATGCTGTCACCGAGTGGAGTTCTGGGAAGACGGGATCAAACAATGGACTAAGGAACAAGTCGGAAAAATGTCACCAAATTGGATCTGATAAACATCTTTTGGCTAATTTTTATATGTGTATCGGAAAGCGCATGGAATTTAAAAACTACAAACCAAAGCATTACTCTGGAATGCCAGAAGAATTAAAGTCTTATGATGAAGTGGAAGTTGTATTTTCGGATTCGGATGAGTCTTGGATTGACATTGCTTGTAACTTTGGGTGGAATAAATGTGATATTGTGAAATATAGAAAAGTGACAAAATGATAATAGATATAGAAACGATATTGTCGAATCAAAGAGGTTATAGCAAAGATATTATCTTTGGAACTTTTGACGAATTTATGATAATTGATGAAACAGATTGGCTTTCTGAAAACATATCATTCATTGAACCTAAAGTTAAAGACTGGGAATCGCGCATTCCAGATAGTAATCCATTTAATAGATCAATATCAAACCCGTCCGAAAAGACACGCGCAAAACTTCGCTCAAAAAGAAAGAATAAGAAATGAAAGATGCTTCGGAAAAATTTCATATTGAATTTGTGAAACTAGTAGAAAATAAACCCAATATAACCAGACAAGATTTCTTGGAACGTGTTCCTATGATCGGTGAAGAAGTATTGACTAACACAGATGGCTCGCAGGAAAATTTTAACGGAAAAGTGACTAAAATCAGAACAGTTGTGGTGGATATGTTTTGCTATCATGTGGTCACATTGTCGGTAGAAAATGTAAGCTAAAAATATTGAATTTATCAAAGAAGGAAATTAGTAATGGGATATTCACGCATTAGCCAAACCGCTAAAGACTTCTGGCCTGTCAATACGCCTACCGAATTGTATCTATATTTTCCTGATGGTTATGTCATCAGTGAAATTTTAAATATGGCTAAAGATCACTTTGGCGATGATTCTGATATCAATAATATCGAAATTAGCGCAGAATATATCCACACATCTGATATTAACTATGATCAATACGTTTCGTGTGACTATACAAACTTTATCGTATTGAAGAAAAAAGCACAAACTAATTAGGTGTGAGCCGAAAAAATATTGTCTATCGCCATAGAATATGTTATATTGATACTTGAAAATGAAAGAAACCAAATGAAACTAATTGCCATAGCATTACTGTCGTCCTTGATCTTGGCTGGGTGCAACGAAGAAGGCAATGATTATACTAAATCATTCACATCAGTTTGTCTTTCAGACGTTCAATACTGGTACAGGAATTCCTCGCATAAAGGATTTCTTGCAGTAAGAATTGATTCCGAGACATTGCAGCCAATGCGCTGTATTCAGCATCAAAATTCCTATGAAGCTAATTGATAAACTCATGGATATAGATGCCATGCTGTATGGTAAAGGCGGAACAAACTTTATCAATATTCGCATTGTGATGGATGATATTGATGATCTAGTTTTGGAAAAAAACAGCAATGCAATTAAATTTGCAGATAGTATGGAATTACTACATTCAGTATTAAAGAAAGTAACGGAAATAAAATCTGATAATAGGTAAATTTAAATAAGAGAATTAGATGGGCTGTTGGAATGGAACTTGTGGACTTACTAACTTACCAATTCACGATGGCGAGAAGATGTATGTATTTCCTGTATTAGAAAACGACTTGAGTAGCTATCGCAGTCATTGCTACAGTAGTGCATTATACAAACCTATGCTTACACCATTCGTTTCTGTGTATAATGACTACGGCGCGGGCGAAGAATCTTCTGGCATTGCGCTAGACATTATTATGGAAAGCATTCAAGAAAATCTAGTGGAACTCGAAATTGGCAAAAACACCTATCACGACATTGCTGTTAAAAAAGAAGGATTTACAGTAGATACATTCTTTGAAGCAGCACACGAGGATCGGCTTTTTGTGCAAGGATATGGTAAAAAGTCAGCGGTGTATTTTACAATGGTACGCAAAGATGTAGTTGATAATATGTTTAATTCGTGGACATTTGATATGTATATGGGCGAGGGCAAGGCGGGCAATCCTTCCGACAGCTACGAACGTAATGTAACATATGCAAAACAGAGAGAATATATCCCTGAATTTATTGATACGATCAAATGTACCATAGAAGATGCCGATGATGAAATTTCAAAATATTTAGTAGCAAGTTCAATTAGGAATATTTCAAATAAAATACCTATGCTAAAATATCTATGCTATTCGTTTGATAGTAGCGAACACTGGCGTCTCACTCAAATTGAACATAAACTTGTCGAATTTATTACCAAAGGTCTTATTAATGATGCAATCGAGTTGGCAAGAATCCAACTGTTAGGAACAATGGTAAATAGAATGATGGGAAATACACGAAAAATATGGCTTCCGGTTATGCATCAAGGAAGTCAGAGTCAAAGTTACGATACATACAAGTATCTGAATGAATTAACTAGTGAAGTTATTGCGGAACGAGAAAGACTGTACGAGGAATAAATGTGTTGACATGTTGTTATAAATAGTAGTAGCAAAAGGAGTTTTTGCATAATGAATAATAAAATTTACGGGACGCTTCCTATTGACATGGGAAAAGTAGAATTGAACCCTGCTGAAATGATGTTTTGGATGTACTGCCCGATTAAAGCACCTAATATGACACAAACGAAAATTCCTGAAAATTTAATGCAGTATCAACCCTTAATTGCACTGATCAAACAAGATCGAGGTAGTGAATGGAAATCCGATTATGTTTACATCACAGCAAAGACTTTGTATGTGACTCCTGAAAGTACAGGAAACAGAGCTGGGTGGCACAGTGATGGATATCTGACCAACGATATAAACTATATTTGGTCAGACACTAATCCAACAGTATTTTTTGACGACAGCAATTTACACGAATTTTCCCAAAACCACAATGACTCTATGCATGAAATGGCAGCACTATGTTCAAACCATGCAAAATATCAAGTTAGGTTTGAAAACAAACATCTGTTAAAGCTAGATCAGTATGTCCTACACAAAGTCGATACTAATATTCAAGCAGGAATGCGAACATTTGTTAAAATTAGTGTGTCTAAGAATATCTACGCACTAAAAGGAAATTCAATCAATCATAAACTTTGTATTGCCCAATATTATCAAAACAGGCAACTTGAAAGAAACTGCCCCACTGGTGCAAATAATATTTGACATCTTACTATTAATTAACTATAATATAAAGCTAAGGAGTTTAGCAAATGAATACTATCTACAGAGTAGAAAATCCTCTAACCCAACAAGGCTTATGGTACAGAGAAGATGGGTCATTTAATCCATTAATCAAAACACTTACAAATGCTATTGCGCGCGATTTTCCAATGGGGTTTGACCCTGCTTTTAAAGTGGACGGTCTTGATTGGATTAGTGGCTGTGATAACCTTACTGATATGCAAAATTGGTTTTCGGTGCAGGATCTTACAGAACTGCATACAAGAGGATATGATTTATTCAAATTTAAAGTTGAAAAATATCGAACTGTAAACGGACATGCAGTGTTTGCCAACGAACATGTATTGAGTAACACCAAACTTGATATGTCATTACTAAAGAAAATTTACTGAATTTAGAGGAGTTCTAAAATGATTAAACAATTTGATACACTGGTATTTTGTGGCCGATTTCAGCCATTTCATATTGGGCACCAGTCAGTTATTGACCAAGCATTACTTAAAGCGCATGAAGTTGTGATCGTAATTGGTTCCAGCTTTCAAGCGCGTTCAACAAAAAATCCATTTACATTTTCCGAGCGGTCTGCTATGATTAGAGCAGTATACACACAAGATAATGTAAAGATAGTGGGTGTGATGGATTATCCATATGATGATAATGCTTGGGTAAGTGCGGTTCAAAGCGCGGTTGATGCTGTTAAGTTAGGGTCAAAAACTGGATTGGTAGGACACTCCAAAGACAGTAGCTCATATTACCTGAAAATCTTCCCGCAATGGAGCGATCATGTAGAAGTCGCAAACATGGGTAATATCAATGCAACTGATATCCGAAAAGCGATGTTTGAATTTGGTATATTTCGGGGAATTGCCGAATTTTATTCAGATACAATCCCAGAAGAAGTAAATTATGTAATAGATGATATTGTGCGCGAATGGTCGCATGAAAGCTGGGAATTGCTTGTGCAAGAATATGCTAAAATTAAAGCTTATAAGAATGCTTGGAAAGATGCACCCGATGTGCCACTGGTTTTTGTGACAACGGATGCTGTTATCACACAGGGCGGCTACGTGTTGCTTATCAAGCGTCGTAGGTTTCCATTCAAGGATTGCTGGGCATTACCAGGTGGCTACTTGGCGAAGGGCGAAACGATTGTAGATAACATGATCAAAGAACTGCGCGAAGAAACCTGCGTAAAGATTCCCGCAAAAGTGCTAAAAGGCTCTATCAAAGACGTTAAGATTTTTGATCATCCTGAACGCGATCCTCGTGGTCGCACTATCACCCATGGATTCCATGTGGATCTTGGGTTCCCTATTGAGGGCTTACCTAAAGTAAAAGGTGCTGATGACGCCAAAGAAGCTAAGTGGGTACTTTTGAGCAAAATTACCAGTGAAATGATGGCGTTTGACCATTATGCAATCATTACATCTTTTATCAGGATTTGATATGACAATACCTACATGCAAACATTGGGCGATCATAACATACACAAGTGTATTTGTGCCAAGAGACAAGCGTTCCCAGATATCTCTTGGGCACGGTTATTTCGAACACCGCGAAGAAAGTATTTGATATGGCGCACAGATTGATTATTGAAGGCTTCAACACCAAAGCAGAGGCACAGGCGTTTGCTGATTGGTATGAAGGCGCTGGAGAGCAAGACGCTGCAAACTGGTTCGAGGCTCGAAAAGAAGAGGGCGTAATTGATGTTGATTGGATGGGAAATGTTGGTACTGTCCAAGAAGATGGAAACGATCTTATCATGACGGTGAAGCCACAATGAATATGACCTTAGTTTTGGCAGGAATAATCTTGTGGTTTGGCATTAGTTCAGCATATTTCTTATGCAACATGGGCAAGAAAAATATGAAAGAGCCTTGGTATATTTGGATATTTCTGCCGCCTGTAATTATTTCATTGCTAATATTCTTGGTACTGCCATTTTCTTTTGGATATTTTTTAGAATGGGTTTTTGAGAGTAGACTTCGTTCGCATACAAGTGTTGTAAAAGGTGTTATTGGGAACATCAGAGACTTTATGCAGGGCTTTCTAAAATAATAGTTGACATTTGATGATATAAAATATATAGTATAATCTATTACAAAATAACATAAATAAAGACGTTATAACATCATAAGGAGTTTATGAAAATGACCAATGTACTATCTCTACTAACTGCAATTATCCGAACTGATAGCTATAAATTGAGCCAGTTCTTGCAGTATCCTCCAGATACTACCCGTATCAGTTCATATATCGAATCTCGCGGCGGTGAAGAAAAAAGTGTTTTCTTCGGCTTGCAAGCATTTATCAAGCAGTATATGCTCACGCCAATCACACAAAAAGATATCAATATGGCGGAAAAGCTTGTGCTTGCACACGGGTTGCCATTCAATCGTGAGGGTTGGGAAATTATTGTCAACGAATATGACGGTATGCTACCACTTCAAATTGAAGCAGTGCCCGAAGGTACTGTTATGGAAACACGAAATGTACAGGTTCAAGTTGTCAACACTGATCCTCGACTGTTTTGGTTGACCTCTTATATCGAAACTGCGATCTTGCGCGGTATTTGGTATCCTTCTACCGTCGCGACAAAAAGCCGTAAACTGAAAAAGATTATTGCGGCTGGATTGCATAAAACAAGCGATATTCCAGTAAATGATCAAATTCAGTTCAAATTGCACGACTTTGGTGCAAGAGGCGCTAGTAGCTCAGAATCTGCAATGCTTGGTGGCATGGCACACTTGACTAACTTTATGGGCACTGATACAGTAGAAGCACTTGTGGGTGCAATGGAATACTATAATTCAGAAGTAGTGCCTGGGTTTAGTATCCCCGCTAGTGAGCATAGTACAATTTGTGGGTGGGGAGGACCAGAAGGCGAAGTTGTTGCATTTGAAAATATGATAGTCAAATTTGCTGGGGAAGGCAAGATTTACGCTTGTGTAAGCGACAGTTATGATATCTATGCCGCGTGTCGAGAGTTGTGGGGTGGTGTTCTGAAAGATAAAGTAATTTCATCAGGTGGAACTTTGGTAGTTCGTCCTGACTCTGGCGATCCAATGACAGTACCAATCGAAGTATTGAATATTCTTGCCGAAAAGTTTGGCTTTGCGGTAAACAGCAAAGGATATAAAGTTTTGCCTTCTTATATTCGTGTAATTCAAGGCGATGGCCTCAATGAAGAAACCCTTCCTATCCTGATTAAAAACGTGATAGATGCTGGGTTTTCACTTGACAATATAGCATTTGGTATGGGTGGCGGATTGCTACAAGCTTGGAATAGAGACACACTTAAGTATGCAATGAAAGCAAGTGCTCGTGAGGATACCAATGGTATTTGGCATAATGTATTCAAAGACCCAATTTCAGACAAAGGCAAGACTTCTAAGAAAGGTCTTTTGGGGCTTGTGTATGACTGTGGTGTGGGTAGCTGTAGTTATAAAACAGTACCTAAGAATGTTGCAACAGAAAAAGGAAACCTGCTTCGTACAGTGTATCGCAATGGTGCTCTCTTAATTGAAGATACATTTGATGAAGTTAGAGCTCGGGCCGAACTAAAAGTTGAAGAGTATTCACCTCAGATTGTAGAAAGATATTAACATAAAGAGGGGCAGGGAAACTTGCCCCCATTCACTTTAAGTATTGGATAATAAAATGGAAATTGATATGCGCTCAAAAGAATATGTTGAATGGACTGCAAATGTTTGGAAACTAAATTCCAAACGAAACGAAATTTTACAAAGAGAAATCCGACGGCAGGAAGATTTAAATTGGGTAGCAGAGTTTAGTAGTCAAGATAATGATGTTTAACTATTGACAGCGATATATATCTAGTTTATGTTTATCTTTATGGAAATGAACACACAAAGGAGGTATGAGGTTATATACTATGAAAAAAGAAGAATTTGATGCGCTAGATAAAGAAATCCGAACACTAGTGACAGAAGGATATATTGATGGATTTGAAACAGCGATTATGGTGGTAAAATCAATTGCCATGCGTGTTGGCGACAAAGAACTGGATGATAATTATAAGGCGGCACCTGATTTTGCTGTCAGTCTTTTGAATAATAACTTAGACATGTTGAAGCGTGATGAATTGATTATGTTGGGACGAGATGAATTGAATATGTTGAAGGGTGGCAATGATGATAAACTTTGATGATGAGGAAAGCAATGCAGCCGATGCAAAACAAGATCAACTCGAACAAAATAGAAATTTCATGCTAAATCTTGATGAAAGTGAAAGCAATGCCGCCGATGCTATTCTTGAGCCAAAAGATTATTTTGCCGACTTAAAAAGCAAAATAACTGATGTTCAGTACGATCAGCTAGAACAGAATCGTGGGTTCATTGGCAAAGAAATCGAAAAGGCAAATCGTCTAGGCCAAAAGAATCTTACCCATAAAGCATCTTATATGTGGGAAATTCTCGAAAAAGAACTAATTTTACATGCTATGGGGCTTACTAAGTATGTGCATCGTCAAGATGTCATATTGCTTATTGACAAAGTGAAACCAAAAAACTCTGTAAAAATAGTTGAACTTGAAAATTATCCTCGGTCAATTCCAGACGCGAATATGGAAGACATCATCAAAGCTCGTGAGCTTGGACTTTTTGATGTTTTACTTATTCTATATACAGACCTTACCGACGAAGAAGTAAACACGCCTGCGCAAAAGCAATTTGCTGCCAGAAACAAAGATCCCATTGTATTCGGCATGTTTATTAATGATAAGATCAATCTAAAACATGATCGTCTATACTTTATTACTGACTGGGAAGATGAGTTTTGTGAACTTACATTTACAAAGATGATTGACAAGATGTCTGAAATGGGGATTAAAAATCCCGAAAAAAATATAACCATAGATGAAAATCACATCAATTCTATCGTGGCAATGTCAAAACAAGAAGTTTCTGCGGTTAAACTAGAGGAAAACTTTGTAGTATCAACACCAGAGAAAAAGAAATTCTTCTCGAAGCTAAAGGCATATCTCTTTAAATGACTCCCGATAATGATAAAACTCTACGGTCAATCTTTTGCAAAGCCGTAGTTGGCTGGGATGAATGGGATGATCGTAGAGATTATAGACGAAAATATGAAAGTAGCGAGTTCCACTTAGGTAATGGCGTCGGCAATAGTATTTTAAGAATCATGTCATACTACATCGAAGATACCTATGGAAAGAAAAATATACTGAAAGATAATGTTACAGATAGCGAAGAATATATGCATTTTCTATCTAAAATCATGCCAGAGTCTAAGCAAGGCCAAGAGTATGATTATATGATGTCATTCGGGATGGCTAGAAATATAGACGGCACATTTTCCAATTGTGATTGTTGCGGAAAGGACTTGAATATTATAAATTCTTCAAAGTTTGCTATGTGTGATGCTTGCTATGATGTCCATAGTGAAAAAATTATACCTAAAATAGATTTACGTTAGGTAAATAAGCTTAAAATTTATCTGTCAAGAAAAATACAATATACCTAAATATGTTAGTGCTGGTTGGCCCAAGCATATTGGAGGGAAATCATGAATTACGAATCAGCACTTGATGTAGTATTAGACAGATTACGTTTGGAGTCGCGGTATAGGACTTTCATAGATATTGAACGTATAAGAGGTAGGTATCCTACTGCATTATGGCACAAACCAAATGGGGATAAAAAAGAAATTACCGTTTGGTGTGGTAATGACTATCTTGGTATGGGGCAGCACCCAATCATTATAGATGCAATGATTACGGCATTAGATGCTACCGGAGCGGGTTCTGGGGGCACAAGAAACATTTCTGGGACAACAGTATACCATACCAGTCTTGAAAAAGAATTGGCGGAATTACATGGAACAGAATCTGCTTTGGTTTTTACATCAGCCTATAATGCCAATGATGCCACATTATCAACCCTGTCAAAAATCTTCCAAAATCTCATAATATATTCGGACGAGCTAAATCATGCTTCTATTATAGAAGGGGTGCGGCGCAATAATACCACAAAAAGAATTTTTCGCCATAACGATGTTCAACATCTGCGTGAGTTGTTGAACAATGACGAACCTTCATTACCAAAGTTAATTGTATTTGAATCGATATATTCTATGGATGGTGATTTTGGGCCAATCAAAGAAATTTGTGATTTGGCTGAAGAGTTTAATGCACTCACATATATAGACGAGGTTCACGCGGTTGGTATGTATGGGCCGCGTGGTGCAGGTGTTGCGGAACGCGATGGTGTTATGCATAAATTAGATATTATAAATGGTACATTAGCCAAAGCATATGGAGTTGCTGGTGGTTATATCGCGGCAAGCTCAAGAATGTGTGATGCTATACGGTCATACGCCCCAGGTTTTATTTTCACATCTTCCATGCCACCATCAGTTGCCGCTGGTGCAACAGCGTCAGTTAATTATTTGAAAAATGCACAACATTTGCGGGACAAACAACAATTAAATGCAAAAATACTAAAAGATAGGTTTAAGGCGATAGGACTTCCTGTAATTGATTATGGTAGCCATATCGTACCAGTTCAAGTAGGTGATCCAATCAATTGCAAAATATTATCAGACATTCTACTCGAAAAATATGGGATATACGTTCAGCCAATTAATTTTCCTACAGTACCAAGAGGAACAGAAAGATTACGCTTTACACCTTCACCTTTGCATGATACAGAACAGATAGATATATTGGTTAATGCCATGGAAGATCTATGGGCACATTATATCATAGGCGGAACTACTTGATTCCACATATTTGAAATTGAAAAATTATTTTGCCAAAGCTGATTTTAAATATATGGAATTTAACAATAAAATTTATAAAAATCACTAGGTTACTTCATCTTCATCCCATTAACATTGATTATACCAGGATTTTTATATTTGTCAAGACATAAAATGCATGTTTACAAATATTATTTCTTGTGTTATGTTTTCTAAAAGGAGTAATAATATGATAAACTTGATGCAAGGAGATTG